CGACACGCCCGACCCCGTGCCTTTGCGGGCGGATCACCTTTTGTCAAGGCGACACGCCGCTATCTATTGATAATCTTTTAGGATTTCCTCAAGCTGATTTATTTGCTCATCGCTAAGATGATCTAATTGAATTGCTTTTTCAAATCCGAATAAGTCGCTCATTCGTTTTCCATTTCTGCTAAATAATCTTCGTGTTCAATAAGCCCGATTGAAAATGCGATAGGGTCGCAACATTCCAAAATCTCGGCGGGTGTAAAAGTTGAATAGCCAATTTTTACAGTAGGATAAACATCATTTAGTAAATCAATAAAACTTTCTTTTATTTCTAAATCAATTTCAAACTGCGATTTCATCTGCGACCTCTTTCCATTCAAAACAATAAGAGTCTGAAACAAAAGCATTTTTCACAACGCTATCAAATAAAGATAACGCCATTTCTTCATCTTCTGCGTCTATGTCTAGCCAAACGCCAAATGTGTATTTTTTCATTCGAACGCACCTTCCTCTAATAATCCTAATTCGATGTTGAACAATTCATCGGGTGTTGCTTCGGATAAATCTACCCAACCCGCACCCTCGTTATCTATGCGAAAGATTTCTACATAACCCATTTAGTCTGCCTCCTTAGTATTGAATAGAGAGGACATCTTATCATTAGCCTCTGACATTGTTGCGATAGCCTTCAATAGGCTTTCCTTGCGTGTGGCTTCTACATAAGCCTTGTATTCATCAAGTGTCATTTTATCGACCTTTCGTTGTTGGTTATAATGGTATTATACACGAGCACCCCGACATTATCAACACGACACGCCGTATTTCAAGAAATCTTTTTATGTGATAAATCTCACAAAATTCCAGGGGCTCTGTAACGTATCCGTAACGACACGCCCGACCCCGTGCCTTTGCGGGCCAGCTTGACTTTGTCAAGCCGACACGCCGTAGCGTTAGCGTAATTTATTGTGAATTAGATCACGAATTACTAGGCGTAGCATAATTAGGGCGGGGATACCGATACCTAATTGGACTAGCGTAGTTAGTATGCGATTAGTAGTCATTTACGATTACTCCATTTCTTATAAGCCTTATACGCTACTACCGCTAGGGCAGTAAGAATAATAGTGTGCCAAGGTAGATAGATAGCCCCTAAGAAACTATCTAACTCTAATCCGTAGTCGTTTAGTTCTAATAGTATTCCGCTTATTGTCATTATTAGTTATCCCAACTTAGTGCGAATACTTTTGCTAGTTCCTCATCATCAACATCATCAAAGTCATCAACGGGAGGTTGCTCCTCATCTACCTCATCAAGGTAAGCGTATGCGTCCGATATATCGGATTGGATTGACTCATATTTATCTATTGAGTTAGTTTTGTAAGAGTATGCGTATGACATTAGTTTTGTTCTACCTTTCTCATATGTGCTACAACATTTTTAGAAACCTTTTGTAAGTCGCTTACTACCTTTAGCATTTCATCTGCGCTAGTAGCGGTAAAGAAGCCGAGGAATTGTGCCCCGTCCCATAGTGAGTATGTGATTGTCATTTTATTTTCTATCCTTTTCGTTAGTTGGTTATTTGGTTGAGAGCGATTATTTGCTAGGCTCACCTTTCGGATTATTTGCTAGGCTCACGCTCTAATTCTTTATTTAATTTGTATGTCGTAAGACTATCACGACCTACTGACATCTAGACCCATTTGGGGCTAGTGTCGTGTGTGATTTATACCACACAAGGCTCAATGGTAAAGTCCTCGTCATTTCCGACATAGACCTCGCCCTTGCCGTGGCAATTTGAGCAATAGGTAGGGAGAGAGAATAAGTGTTTTAGCAACGCCTTTCGCTCATAGGTAGTCAATTCGGGGTGGTTAGACTTCACGCCCCCGTGTTGATATTCATAGACAATTTTGTCTAGTGTATTTTGAGTGAGCATTTGATTGCTCCTTTCTTTAGCGGATTTCTTTACCGCTTGTTTTTCTTTATATATTTAGTCTAGCAGGGGGGACTGACATTTAGACCCCTATTCTCGGGCGTGTCGGAATTTATTTTAGAATAACCCTGTGAGATAGGACACACTCACGCTCAATATGGGCGGACTATCCATTTTGTCCGATTTTGATTTATATGTGTATCGTACAAATTAAAAATATATTAACATTTTCTGAAATCTAAAAAAGCAGTTGATCAAAAAAAGCTTGACATCGAAAATATAAATAGTATAATTTTTCTAGGGGGGTCGGGGGGTCAGCAAATCAATAAATAATAAATATTAATATATATAAGACCTAAGACCTAAGATCAAGTGAATAGTATAATATAAATATGGCAAAAATTAAAGCTTATTTAATAGGGGACTGTCAATCCAATAGAATTTACGAACACTATAATGGAGACGGATCAATGCTTGATTTGTACTTATGGGGCAAAGGTGGACAGAGTGCCTGGAACTTCAACCCACAAAAATTTAAAAAGACAGAGATGCTTGGATCTGGTTTAGAGCATGGCGTGAATAAGACATACAAACCATTTTCATTTTCTTTAATAGAGAACAAGCCAGAAAATCTTATAATAGCTTGGTTTGGATATATTGATTGCAAGTACAAGATACACTTAGCAGGCGGGGATACCGAAAAGACAGCTTATAAATATCTTGAATCATTAAAGAGAGAATACAATGAGGCAACTATATTATTGATAGAGCCATTACCTCAATTCATAGAAGATATCTATATAGAGTCAGAAAAAATCCCAGTATTTGGATACGATATTCGTAGGCCTATAGAATTAGAATTTTGTCATCATCTAAAAAAGTTTGCAAAAGACTTTGGCATAACTGATTATATAACTCAAGAAGAGATCCTAGAAGCAGTTGGCTTGCCAGTATTGAGATTAAAAGATACTCCAAACGATAGAGTTATAGAAATTGATGGATTAAAGCCACATCATAATTTAGCTATCTATAATTTAATAATTCAGAAATGTATGAAGATAATATCCTAGTTGACTACAATTATGGTATACTAGTGATATGAAATGTAACTTTTGCGATAATCCAAAATACATAGAGCGTATGAACTCTAAAGGCGTACTTGAAAATTTTTGTCAGAGTTGTATTACAAAATTAATTAGCGGGAACCGAGTAAGTTGAGCTGGATACAGGCATCAGTTATATTTGGACCAATAATAATATTGATCATTGCATTTTGGGATGATATAAAATAAAGCAGTTGACTAGGATATATATGAAGAAATTATCAGCATTAGTAAGTACCATTGCGATAGCAATCCTTTCAGGAGTTGCATTGTCTAAATTTTTAAATTGGGCGGGACATCAAGAAATCTTTGATTTCGACCTAGATGAAGATATAGATAATGAGGATGTCTAGGTCAATACTCTGGCTATCTTGGATTCCAGGAACATACTCAATAATATACAATATGGTAAATAGGGACGAATCGGACAAGCTAGCGAAATATCTAGCCGATGTGAGATATCAAGAAAATAATTATTTTGAAGCTAACAATCTTATGGCTAGGTCTTCGCTAGAATGGGTCATAAAGGGCCTTAAGAGCCGATTAGAGACTTGTATGAACGCAGAGTCAGGGGTATGTGACCTATGGTACTTAGAATCCCATTCTGACTGTTTATTACTAATGAATCTAATATATGAATATAGTGGAGATCCCCTGTATGATGCTAAATTATAAAATGGGTTCTTCTACCGCCGCCGCACTTCAATTTTTTCACTTTCGCACTATTTGCCCATTATGGTATTATTTATAAATGAATAGTTTAATATTAACTTTTCCAAGATGCGGATCATTCTATCTGCAACAACTTATTCATCAAAATTCTGGAATCATGCTTCCAAAAAGCCATATCATAGAAGGGTCTGATAAAAAAGATTTAATATCTATCATTAGGAATCCACAAGACTCTATTAAGTCTATGATTTCGATGGAAATGCATTACAATAAAGATTACAGATTTAACTTAAAAGATATAGAAAGATCTTATATAGAAATGAATGATTATTTAACTAATAATAATGCATTATTGATTAGGTACGAAGACTTACTAGACAAGCCACAAGAAATAACAAAAAGAGTTTGTAGGTTTTTAGGTAAAGAGATTTTAAGTGTTAACTACGTTAACGTTCTAAAAGACATTAAAGAAGACAATCACTTGGTATCCAGCAAAGACTCTAAATATTATCTACTTGTAGACATAAAAAAAGAAGATTTAGTTGATGCCAACGAGTCCTATTTTAAAACTTTAGAAAAATGTATTTAGTCCTAATATATCTTTTATTTTTTTATTAAGCATATACCTTGACCTCTTAGCTCAATTTCTGTAATGTCATTAAAAAAGTCTCTAACTGCTTTTTCGGCACCGTATGAGAAACCTTCATGAAAATTAGTTATTACCCAACCTCCAGGAATAACCTTATCCCAAAAGAATTCTAAAGAATCCTTTGTCGGTTGATATAAACTTAGGTCTAAATGTAGCAATGCTATAGGTCTATCTTTTATCTCGTTAAATCTAGATGGTATCCATCCTTTATAAAAATAAATATTTTTATATTCTGATAAAACATTTTTGCATACATCAATTTCAGACTTCCAGGTAAGCTCTTTGTATATAGGGTTATCGAATTCTCCTACTTCAGAAAGCCCTTCCCATGAATCAAATAGGTGAAGATCTTTTTTACAATGCTTTGCTAATTTTTCTGCAGATGATCCAGTCCAGCTACCACACTCTACAAAATCACCATCAGGAATAGAGAGATTTAATAATGTTGCATCAAACTCTAATGCCCATTCTTTATTTACCGTAGGGTATGTAATTCTATTTACCAGCTCTGTTTTCTAGTTCGTCTCTTAGTTTATCTTGAGCAGTAGTACGCTCCTGGATCATGTCGGCAAATTGAGGGTTAACTCTAAACGGAGAGTTCCAGTCATTTAGCTGTCTTTCAGTAGGATTTTCATGTCTTCCTATCTGCTCTTCCCATTCAGGGGTTTTGTAATTATAGAATGTTCCTGGATTGTCCTCTGCAAGTAACGCAAAAGTTGAAAATGCGTATCTGGTTCCAGAAAGAGTTTCCATTGTTCCGTGATCGTATGGAGAGCAAGCTCCATGTAAAACTATGTCTCCAGGCTTTACTGGAACGATTAAGCACGGCTCTGCCATTTTTGCTTCATCTATTCTTAGGTTGCCAGTCTTTTCTGTGCCGTCTGGATTTATGTTTGGATAGTATAGTTCTCCGCCAGTAAAGTCTCCAATGTATGCAATCATTCCATACTCTAGTTCACAACAAGTTGACCATTGATCAATTTCCAATAATAGGTGACAGTTTCCTTTTCCAGGGCTATCGGTATGTACAAACATTCCTTCGTCTCCAGGACCAGTAACCATAAGGTTCCTTACTGGGTGAATAACAATTTCAGGGTGTATCAATTCAGACATGAACTTCCAAAGAGGGAAGGTCTCTTTAAATGGAGGGCTCATCTTGTCTGCATACCAGTCTCTAACGCTCCACAAATTTGGGTTAGAGTGTCTTTCAAATTCTTGTCCTCTAGCGTATACCGCATCGTAGATATCTTTTGGAATTACATTTTCAAATTTGTATATTCTTGGAGCTAACTTTATACAGCGTGGATCGTCATAAAACATTATTTCTTCTTTCTCTTAAATAATTTTTTTAAAAAGTTTTCAATTTTTGCTTCTAACTTACCAGCATGACTATCCTCTTTATAATGACGGGATCGAAAGTACGGGCTCTGCATAGCTTTGGAAAAATGATCTCTTGCCATGATTAACCTCCTAAAAGATGTTAATTAATTATACCACTAAAAGCATTAGAAAACCCCTAATCAGAGGCGGATCCGATTAGGGGTTTAAGGACTTTCGCCCTATACAGGGAGTACGAATACTCAACCTGAATACTAAGTGTATATTTAATGCCTTACAAAGTCAAGCATTATTTCCAAACTAGGCCTTGTCCAGTAGGTAGCTCTAATATTTTATCTTTACCAAAAAAATCATCCATTGCTTTTCTTGCACCAATAGTTTTATATGAACCATAATCGTCACAAATAATAACGCCACCAGGAACAATTTTTGGCCAGAAATAGTTTATTGAGTCTTTTGTAGGTTCGTATAAATCAACATCAATATGAACATAAGAATAGTTCAGGGGTTCTATTTTTTCAAAAACATCAGGTATCCATCCAGCATATAGCTCTGGGCTTCTGCATCCTTCTAGGATAAGTTTGGCTCTGTCGATTGGAATTTCTAGTTTAACTGTTTTAAAGTAATCAGTATCAAATTCTCCAGGCTCTGAAACTCCTTCAAAAGAATCTATTCCTATAAATCTTTTATCACACAAGTCTTGAACAAAATACATTGACATTCCTGCATATACACCGCACTCCGCAAAATTTGCATGAAGCTTTGCCTGTTGAATTGCTATTTGTCTTAGAACATACAGCCTTCCATAAAAAGGGCTATTTATATCATTAGACATATTAGCCTTTTTGTTTAATGCATCGTGAATAGATGTAAATACGGGGTCGTCAACCCATCTTGCTACAGATGATTCCAATTACTCTTCTGTTCCTATTAATTGCCAGCTAGGATGATGTGTAACCATTCCTCTAATTGCTAAGCACTCTTCTTCAGAATTTGCAGTAACGATAAGCTTTGCATTTATGCCATTAGGAAATTCTTCTGACCTGTCTAGGCCGTTAGCATTTTCCCTAAAGGTTTGTAATACAACTTCTGTAATTGGCTCAAATATATATTTAGTCATTTATAATACCCTTTTCTAAAAGAACGTCATATAGAGCAATTGCAATAACCTTAAAAGATTCATTGCCCTGTTCCATATATACCTTCTGATCTTCTTCCGATGTACCAGCTCTAGAATATAGATCCTTCATCGTATCGATTATCGAATTCAACATTATGTCTAATGTATCTTGTCTACTCATTTGTTTCTCCTGGATTATAAGAAGGCGACGGCCCAAGTAAGTAACCCGCCTGATGATATTCTACCATTTTAGCAGTATCTTCGCTACCAGCTAATTTATTAGATATCAAAGTCAATATGTCATATATTCTATGAAGCATGATATACGAGACCATAGGGAGATTGTCCTCTAAGTTGCTTGTATTTTCGTTATTCTGGTCTTCCTGCATCTAGCCAAAAAACCTCTCTACCCATAGCATCGGTAACCTGCATTGGTGCCGATTCTTTATTCTTTTCACATTCACAATTACAATTTGTCATTTTTTATTTACCGAATCAACTGCTCTAACAATATTTTCATAAGTAGAGGTTCCAATATTTTTTTTATATTTACACTCAAGGCAGTACAGATATATTCTATCTTCTAAGTCTTGATTTGAAAAGAGAATGGATTGGTCTACTGGGCATAAAAGCTTTTCAACCAATCCTTCCCCTGACATGGAGATGTAAGTTGATACATACTGTATCCTCATCCCATCTCCTTTACTTTGTCGGAAATTTTAAATAAAATTCCTTAGCTCTTGGGGTCATACCCTTCCAAGCTGACCAATCAATACCGCCATCGGTCATATAATACGTTATCTCTGCGTTTGTTACTGGGTCGAATAACTCCTTGTTACTCTGTAGATCAAATTTCTCAAGTCTTGCTGGACCTAAGTCTCCGATCATATTTATTTGAAATAATCCGTAAGAACTATCTCCTGTATTCCTATTCCCGTTATATGCAAGCGGTCTTCCATTAGATTCACGCTTTGCTATGGACCAAGCTTGTTTAAGGCCTACTCCTTCGAATCCTACAGTCTCAAGTAATAGTTTTAACTCTTCGTCTGTAAGCATCTCAGATGGTTTGTAAATTTCTTTACTAAAGCTATCTAAGACTTCTTGCTTTAATTGGGCTTCAGTTTTCACTAAAGGTTCTACTACAGTTAAAGCGTTTGCCGAGTTACCAAACAAAAATAACATTGTTACTGCTATTATTGTCCAGTCACGAACCAAATCGCTAAACTGTTGCTTTATATTCTCCATTGGCATTTCCTCCTATAGAGATAACGAACTACAATCATAACATTAATATATAGACAATGTCAACCTAGTTAACTAAAATAGTTAAACATATTTAAGGCACTAGACCGCTAAATAAAAGTTTGATACACTAGGACTTCATCTAAAAATTATACCGCAAGGCGGAGAAAAGGTCGTATAAAAAAATGTCACAAACTATTGCAAATCCTTATGAGAACTTTATTGCTTTATCCAGATATGCAAAATGGGTAGAAGCGGAAGGTCGTAGAGAAACATGGGGAGAAACAGTAGATAGATATTTTTCTTTTATGACCAACCATTTAAAAGAAAACCATAATTATATTCCAAATGAGAAGCTTGTTGCGGAATTAAAAGAGTTTGTATTTGAAAGAAATGTAATGCCATCTATGAGATCAGTCATGACTTCTGGAGCCGCATTAGAAAGAGACAACGTTGCTGGATACAACTGTGCATTTTTACCAGTTGATTCTCCAAGATCGTTTGACGAAACAATGTATGTTCTTATGTGTGGAACAGGTGTTGGATTCTCAGTAGAATACAAGTACATTAATAAGCTTCCTGCCGTTCCAGAAAAACTAGAAAAATCAGATACTGTTATTGTGGTAGAAGATTCAAAACAGGGCTGGGCAAAAGCATACAGAGAACTTTTAGCACTGCTTTGGACTGGACATATTCCAGCAATTGATGTTTCAAAGGTCCGTCCAGCAGGAGCAAGACTTAAAACTATGGGCGGAAGATCATCTGGCCCACAGCCATTGGTAAACCTTTTTGACTTTACGATTGCAAAGTTTAAGAATGCAACAGGAAGAAATTTAAAGCCAATTGAATGTCATGACATTATGTGTAAGATTGGTGAAGTTGTTGTTGTAGGTGGAGTTCGTCGCTCTGCAATGATTTCTCTTTCTAATATTAACGATATTGAGATGGCTCAAGCAAAGTCAGGAAATTGGTGGGAGCAAAGCCCACAACGTGCATTATCAAACAACTCTGTTGCATATTCACGCAAGCCAGAGATGGAGCAATTTATTGCAGAATGGAAATCTCTTTATGACTCAAAGTCGGGAGAACGAGGTATATACAACGTGGCCGCAGCTCAAGCCCAAGCAGCCAAATTTGGAAGAAGAGATCCAGATATACACTACGGAACTAACCCATGCTCAGAAATTATTTTACGTCCTTACCAGTTTTGTAACCTTTCAGAAGTCGTATTACGTGAAAATGATACAAAGAAAGATATTCAGCGCAAAGTTGAGCTTGCAACAATTCTTGGAACGTGGCAATCAACACTGACAGACTTTAAGTATCTTCGCAAGATTTGGAAAGACAATACTGAAGAAGAAAGACTTCTTGGAGTTTCTCTTACTGGACAGTTCGGTCATAAGTTCATGTCTGGCAAAGAAGATTTAATTGCTCTTGAAGCATTTCTTATGACTTTACGTGAGAAGGCAAGAGAAGTAAATAGAGAAGAGTCTGGCAAGATTGGAATTCCTGAATCTGCAGCAATTACTTGCGTTAAGCCTTCAGGAACAGTGTCTCAATTGGTCGGTGTATCTTCAGGAATGCATCCATGGCATTCACCACATTATATTCGCACAGTTCGTGGCTCAAAGGGAGATCCCATTTCTACATTTTTGAAGGAAGTTGGAATCCCTGTAGAAGATGACGTAATGAAGCCAAACGATACATACGTGTTTTCGTTTCCAGTAAAAGCACCAGAAGGTGCAATTGTTAGAAATGATTTAACTGCAATTGATCACTTAAACATTTGGCTTGTTTATCAGCGAGCTTGGTGTGAGCATAAGCCTTCTATTACTGTTTCCGTAAAAGAAGATGAATGGATGGAAGTTGGAGCCTGGGTTTATAAAAACTTTGACGAAGTTTCTGGAATCTCTTTCCTTCCTCATTCAGAGCACACTTACAAGCAAGCTCCATACCAAGAAGTTGAAAAAGCAGAATACGATGCTCTTGTTGCAAAAATGCCAACTAGCATTAGATGGGAAGACCTATCATTTTATGAGACAGAAGATGGCACATCTACAAATGCCACGCTTGCTTGCAGTTCAGACGGAAACTGTGAACTTGTGGATATCTCGGCATAGTGGTAGAATTATAGTATTGGGTAAAACCAAAATTCATGGGCACCCCGCCCACGAGGAGATGATAATATGGCTAAATTTGCAAAAGCAGATTTAAACAAAGATGGAAAGGTAACAATGCAAGAACAGATTCTAGCAGCGTTAGCAAGCTACGGAAGAGCATTTCTTTCAGCAGCGCTAGCCTTATACATGACAGGCAATACAAATCCTAGAGATTTACTACTTGGCGGCATCGCAGCTGTTGCACCAGTAATCCTGAAGGCACTTAACCCAAATGACAAGAATTTTGGGTTCGTTAATAAAGCTTAATAAATAGTCGATTAAGAATACTCCTGTGCTAAAATTAGTACAGGAGTATTCCTATTTAGGAGACTATGGCAAATGGCAGGACAAAAGAACTTTGAAGTAGATCAAAATGCAACATTTAGCTTTATACTAGAATATAAAGACGATAATGGAAATGCAATTGATCTTACAGGCGCATCCGCAAAGATGCAGGTTCGTGATACAAAGGGTGGAGCAAAATTAGCTGTTACCTTAACATCACCTTCTGGTGGAATAGTAATTGACCAATTAAACGGAAAGTTAACTATCAAAATGACACCTACACAAACAAACAAACTCTTTTATCCTAAATCATCTTATGATTTAATGGTTGTCGATTCTAATGGGAACAAAATAAAACTCCTTGAGGGCTTTATGACGCTCAATAGATCGGTAACCATATAATGACAGAATCAATAGTCGTAACCGAAGTAATCAATGATGTAATAATCTCATCCCCAGGACCTCAAGGCCCTAGGGGTAAAACCATTTTAAGTGGCACGGGTGCACCATCAAATAACCTAGGGCTAGAAGGAGACTTCTACTATGATTCAGTTTTATCTAAATTTTATGGACCAAAGCTATCAGACCTAACTTGGCAAAATGCCAAGGTCATAACTCTTACAGCAAACACTCTATCGTACTCATGGGAATTGGCACAGCTAACTGGTCCAGTTGCTGGAATATATTCTTTATCAATAGAGCATAACTTGGGTTATCACCCAAACGTAACAATCAAATCAAGCGCAGGGGATATACTTGAAACAGGTATAGACTATAACAATATAAACAAAATTACACTGACTATGGCACAGCCATTTTCAGGGACAGCATATCTGTCATAAGGGGGAAAGACAATGTCAAAAAAGTTTTTAGTTAGTATTGACCTCAATAAAAATGAGTTACTCAATGCTAGAATTCAAAATTTAGGATCAGCACCAAGCAGCCCAGTATCAGGTCAGGTTTACTACAATACTGGCGATAATATCATGTACTTCTGGAATGGAACAGAGTGGATTTCTACTTCTGGCTCATTAGAAGTTATTCAAGATGCAATTGGAGCATACGTAGAGGGCGGAGTAGGTCTTACAAGATCTTACAACGACACCACTGGTGTAACAACAATAGATTTAGATAACACAGCAGTCACAGCTGGAACATATGGTTCAATTACCAAGGTTCCAACATTTACCGTTGATCAGCAAGGACGACTAACTGGAGCTAGCGAAGCTAATCTAGTTATTCCTCTAGATACACAAACAACAGGGGACTATGTAGCAACAATTGTTGGAACAGCCAACGAAGTTACAGTATCTCCAAATAGTGGTCATAATGCTGCAGTAACTATAGGTCTTCCAGATAACGTAGAGATTACTGGTAACTTACAAGTTGGCGGAAACTTAAATGTTATTGGAACAGTTAACTCTGTAAATACTACACAGATTAACATTGAAGATAACAAGGTAAAGCTTAATAGCAATTTCACAGGAACTCCAACAACAGATGCAGGAATTGTTGTAGAGCGTGGAACACAGACAGATGTTGAAATTCTATGGAATGAAACTTCAGATAAGTGGACATTAACAAATAATGGCACAAACTATCACGCAATTGCAAGAAAGTATGCAGAAGTTCTTTCAGCTGCATCCACAACCCACCCAGTACTTCACAGGTTGGGCACAACAGAAGTAACAGTTCAGATATTTGAAGCATCATCTCCATTTGCACAAATTGAAGCAGATGTAAAAATAACAGACGAAAATTCTGTAACTATTGATTTTGCCGTTGCTCCTACAGCAGGGCAATACAAGGTAGTAGTAGTAGGATAATAAATGTCACGTCAAATGAAGGTTGCATTAAACCTGTTAACAATACAGGATGATCCAGCCAATGCTCGTGAGGGTGACGTTTACTATAATGTCATTACAAAAAACTTACGTATATTTAATGGTACAGTCTGGATAGAGCTTACACCCCCAAGCGATGACCCAACTCCATTTTATGAGCATACACATACATATGACGGAAAACTACATACAGTAGATGTTAGAAACCCAATAAGGTTTCAAGATTTTAATGAAAATGCAGGGCCTGCAGAATCTTTACCAATAGTTGCAGGTATAATAGGAGGAGGGCCAGAGGACGATTTGATAAATCCAAATTATACTCAATTAACTTTGTTTAGTGGTGGCGCTCCAGATTCAATACCAGAACCAGAAGAAGACTACACACTGTTAGAAGGAGGAGCTTCACAAGAACAAGACTCAACAGTTATTGATTTTGGAGGAGCATAAATAATGTCAACAAAAATTCTATTTAGAAGAGATACATCTATAAACTGGACAACAGTAAACCCAGTTTTACTTTCAGGTGAAATCGGTATTGAAACCGATACATATAAATTTAAAATAGGTAATGGTTCTAGATGGAACCAGCAATCATTTTATGCATTTAAAGTAGGCGCAGCTAATGGTGTTGCAACGCTTGGCGCAACTGGAAAAGTTCCAATTTCTCAATTGCCAGATTATGAGTCAGTTAATACTGAAGTACAGGCAGTAGTTGATGCAAAGTTTAGCACTCAATCAACAAGCAATTTATCAGAAGGATCTAACTTATACTTTACAAATGCAAGAGCGCTTGCTGCTAATGCATCAGCAATTTCTAATGCTGCCACCGCTGAATCGGTAGCAAGAAGCTCAGCAATTGCAGCAGCCAAAGCAGAAGCAATTGCAGCAGCAGAAACTTCATCGACATCAGCAATTGCAGCAGCTAGAGCAGGAATTTTAACAGAAGCTTATTCAGATGCTACAAACATAGCAGGATCACTTGTTACACAGGAAGCAGCAGCAAGATCTTTAGAAATAACTGCAGCAATAGACGAAGAGGTGTCAGATAGAAATAGTGCAATAAATACTGCAATTTCTAATGAAATTATTAACAGAAATATTGCAATAAATTCTACGACTACAACTCAAATTGCAGAAGGAACTAATTTATACTTTACAGACGCCAGAGCAAAAGCAGCTGTTGCATCAGATATTGCTACAGCCACAGCAAGCGTTTCCCTGACAGGGAAAACAACAAATCACCTTGCAGAAGGCACATTAAATAAATACTTTACAGATGCCAGAGCTTTATCTGCAACAAACTCAAAGTTTACACAAGCAACAATTTACACAAATACGGTAGCAGAAGAATTAAGAGCAGAAATTGCAGCAGCCTATGTAACAAATCCATCGTTATCTAACCAGCTAGGAGCATATGTTTCTGAAGGAGATAAAGATCAGCCAGGAGGATACGCTGGCTTAAACAATTCTTCTCAAATTTTAGAGTCAGTTATTCCATCAACAATTGCAAGAACGACAGACATTACAACAGCAATTGCAAATGTTGTTAATTTAGCCCCAGACTCACTAAATACTTTAGGTGAGCTTGCAACTGCTTTTCAGGCAGATCAAAGCGGTCTTGCAGCATTAGTAACTACAGTAGGAACAAAATTAGACTCATCCGTAGCTGCTACAACATATGCACCAAAAGCAAATCCAACCTTTACAGGAACAGTCGCTGGAATTACAAAGACTCACGTAGGCCTAGGAGATGTTGATAACACATCAGATATAAATAAGCCAATTTCAACGGCAGTAAATACCGCTCTAGATCTCAAGGCTCCATTAAATAGCCCTGTATTTACTGGGGCTATAGATTTTACTGGAGTGGATGTAACTGGATTAACAGCAATTGCAGGACTTCCAGATCAGACATCACATTCTAATAAATTTTTAATGACTAATGGCTCTAGCCCTAGCTGGGAAACTTTAGACGTTTCTGCTTTAGCACCACTAGCAAACCCAACATTCACAGGAACAGTTTCATTTACAAATGCCACTGTTAACTTTAGTGATTCTTCAATACCAAGCGCAGCATTAGAAGGCGTAATCCCAAATACTAAATTAGAAAAATCTTCTATCGGTATTAACGGAAACGTGGTTTATCTAGGAGACGTAGTAACACTTGGAGGATATTCAAATGCCGCCAGCCCTAATGCACAAAACAAAATATTGTATGGAACTTCTGTTGATGCGCCAGCTGGCACATACGTAGCAGGAGACATTTACATTCAATACTAAGAACGGAGAAATAATTGCCATTTAAAATTTTTGACGGGTCCTCTTGGTTGCCGTCCAAAAAAATTAAAGTCGTAACGGGTGCAGGCCCACAAGACTATAAGAAGGCATTTATTTTTAACGGAACATCATGGGTAGAAATATTAGAAAAGCCAAAAAAGCTAACAGATCCAACTTTATCATATTCAAGAACAGATGAGTTTAAAGGAGTTGGACAAACAGTAACCTCTACAAATGGAACTTGGGAAGGTAGTCCAACATCTTACAAGTACCAGTGGGAAAAGGGAATATATGCTGGGGCAGAGATCAACTGGTCAGAAATTACTGGGGCAACACAAAATAGTTTCCTATTAACTGGAGATCTAGTTGGATATAAAATTAGATGCGCTATTATTGCTACAAATAATGCAGGTGACAGCGAAAAAGCTTATGGGACATCTGCATTCATCATGTTGCCTGAATTCATTCAAACAATAACTGCATTTGTGCAGCAAGATAGTGTCGGATATATAAACGGAAAAATTAGAGTATTTTGGGATATATCTGAAGGCGCAGACGGATATGAAATAATTTATCAAGGTCCAGGAATTCCAAATACTGTAGTAAGAATTACAGGACAAGGAAACAACCTTTGGGACTTTGATTTCGGAGCTAATAATTTAGACGATCTTATTGGATTAACGACTGTTGGGATATCTATAGCTCCATATAACAACACATCTTCTGCCGCTGCGGCATACAGAGCGGCAATTGGAAGCAATGAAACTGAAACCTTAAAGCTTTACCAAAACGCAAGCATTAATAATTTAAATCCCTTATTGCCATCATTAACTGCAACTGTTTATCAAAATCCTGGAGGAGTAGATGATCAGGCTGGAATTATTGATTGGTCTTTGATTAATATAACACAGACGAGATATGAAATTTACTCAGAGTGGCCAGACGGAAGTCCGTTTGGTCCATTTGCTATGGCAACTAGAGATGCCACATCAAGCTTTATAACAAATTATACACCAGGCTCAACGTCTGGACCATGGAAAGTTCGTGTATATGGAACATCACGAGGATATCGTGGAACACCTACAGTTGTAGACTTCTTTAATCCAACACAAGAATATTATTGGGAATCAGATTCAGGCTCATTCGTATCTTCTTCTGTAAAACCAGTTTCTAGCACTCCACCAACACTAACCCCTACTGGGGATGTAGGTTCTGGAATAACTATAACTGCAAATCAAGGAGAATGGACAAACACTCCAACCTCTTACAATATAAATATTATGAAGCTTAGCCCACTAACAATTGTAGCAAGCGGTACAACAAGTGCTACTTATACAACAACCCAGCAAGACCTTACAGACCAGGCAGAGTTTAAGGCATATGCTACTGCAACAAATAGTGCTGGTACAAGCTTAACAGCAGAGTCTACAACTACAACAAGATGCTTTACCGCAAGCACAATTCCAAGTGGAGGAGTAGCTAATATATTTGGTAGCGGACAAGTAGGCACTACAATTTCAATGAGCACTACTGGATGGTCTACTGGTAGCGGTCTACCACTTGGTTACAATACAACTTTACAAAAAATGGACGGCCAGGCAAATTATGTTGATATGGGAGTTACTTCTTATGTAGTAACAGCAGCAGATTTATCCAACTACATATCTAAAGGAGGAGGATCTTTTCCTCAAATGTTTAGAGCTAAAGCAAGTGCATATAACTCTGCAGGAACATCAGATCCAGTTTATTCTAGCTCCATTACTGCAAGTGCTTCAACCTTTATTGTTCCTAATTTTGTTGGAGGTTCAGTTCCTTCAAGCACCAGCCAATATACAATTTCTAATGGCGGACAAGGAAACTTTACATCTAACCTTTCTTCAGTTGGATTAGTATCATCACAGTCCCCAGCTGCTGGTACAACAGCAAATGTTGGATCAACAATTACTGTGTATACATACGCATACCAGGCAGCTGGAGTTGCTCCATCAGGAGGACAGGCATCGATATCTGGAACTGGAGTTGTTGGAACAACTATAACAGCTGGAATTTTAACAGCAGCTACAGGAACTCCAACACCAACTTCATCAATTCAACTTCAAGCAAGTGATTCAAACTTAAACTTTGTAGACACAGGAAGCACAAGTGTAACAGTAACACAGGCAGACGTAGAAGTATATATTAGCAAGGGTGGAGTATCAGCTCCAAGACAATGGAGAGCAAAGCTTGTTTCGACAAATGCTAGTGGTACAGAAACAGTCTACACTGGTTCTATTTCTGCTTCTGCTGCAGTTATATCACCTACTTTCCCAACCTTCCCAACCTTCCCAACTTTCCCAACCTTCCCAACATTTAAGGCGCCATCTTTCCCAACGTTCCCAACTTTCCCAACCTTCCCAACTTTCCCAACGTTCCCAACTTTCCCAACGTTCCCAACGTTCCCAACATTTAAGGCGCCATCTTTCCCAACGTTCCCAACATTCCCAACGTTCCCAACGTTCCCAACGTTCCCAACGTTCCCTTACTTCCCTGCATTTAAGGCGCCATCTTTCCCTACTTTCCCTACCTTCCCTACCTTCCCAACGTTCCCAACATTCCCAACCTTCCCAACCTTCCCTGAATTTAAAGCAAGTAAATCTTGTTTAGAAGCAAATACCAGGTTGCTAACATTAAATAATGGTTATGTTGCAGCAAAAGATATATCAATTGGAGATAAACTAGTTTCTATTTCAGCAGCAGACTTCGGCAATCAATCAATGAAGTTCTTTAATGTCAATAAAGATGTAAATCTTGTAGGCGTTGAAGTTATTAAATCTGAAATGTCAACAAAGGATGTTCTTTCATTCAACGGAACAGAAAAGTATTTCTCTTACGGACAGCCAATATTTATTAAGCAAGACGGACTTGCAACATGGGTAGAAGCGGGATCGGTAAAAATTGGAGATACTCTATTAACAATAGACGGCTCTACAATAAATGAAGTTTTGGTTAACTCCATAGAGACAGATACTGATAAAGAAGTATACGATATCAGGACACTAGAAAACCAGTGGTTTATTGCAGAAGGATTTATTGTAATTAGTTAATAAATAATGCTGTATAATATACACATAGGCAGTAAAAGGAGGAAAAATGGCTACCAGCTTTCCAACAAGTAAAGATAACCTCTCTAATCCATCTGCAAATGATGAGCTTACGGGACATGCGGCACAACATACAAATGCCAATGATGCAATTGAGGCACTAGAAACAGTAGTAGGTGTAACTGGATCAACAGATTCAAACTCTATCACATATAAGGTTAACCTTATAAATGACACACTGGTTTCAATGACAAATGCAACAGATGCAATTTCAACCCTTTTTGGCCTTGAAGGCAACAACGACCTAACAGTCAATGGAATTGAGAATAAGACAACTATAGATAGCTTCCAGGCGTCAGACTATAGAACAGCTACCTATTCTCTTCAGATAAGTCGTGGAACAGAGTATTATTTCTCTAATATCAGCGTTCTACACGACTCCACAAACATATACGTTTCAGAATCAGACATAGTCTCAAATACGAACAACAATCTTGCCAACGTATTGTTTGAACAATCCAATGGTATAATTAATCTAACGGTCACACCAGTTTCAACGGCTGTAACGGCTAGATATTTTAGAACGGCATTAAAGTAAATAAAGCAGTAAGAGGAGTCATAAAATATGGCAATTGTAAATAAAAACTTTAGAGTAAAGAATGGTCTTATTGTCGACGGTTCCGTCGCAACAGTAAATGGCTATAATGTATTAACAGAGGCATCAACAGCTTTTATTATCTCAACAATTGGCGGATCAGCAGATAGCGCAAACACTCCTAATTCTGTTGTTAAGCGTGATGGAAATGGAAACTTTGCTGCAGGCACAATTACAGCAACCTTCCTAGGCAACGTAACTGGTGACGTAACAGGTACAGTTTCAAGCATTTCAAATCATGACACAAATGATTTAGTAGAAGGAACAGGCGCAGGTTCAAATCTATATTTTACTAATGCAAGAGCATTAGCAGCCACAGCAGCAGCATACGATGCAGCAGGTTCAGCAGCAGCAGCACAAGCAAATGCAGCAACAGATGCAACATCAAAGGTTGCAGCAGAAGCTACAGCACGTACTTCAGCAATTGCATCAGCAATTGCTACAGAGGTTGCTGATAGAAATACCGCAATTGCAACTGCCAAATCAGAAGCAATTTCTGCAGCAGCAGCAGACGCCACAACTAAGGCTAACGCAGCGCAAGCAGCAGCATCAGCAGACGCCACAACTAAGGCTAACGCAGCGCAAGCAGCAGCAGAGGCTACCGCAGCAGCAGCTCTTTCAACTGCAATATCAACAGAAGTTTCAGCTCGTAATACAGCAATTTCAACTGCAGTAGATTCATTAGTAGATGGAGCACCATCTCTTCTTAACACATTAAATGAATTGGCAGCAGCAATAAATGACGACGCTAATTACACAACAACTCTTACATCAGCATTAGCTACAAAGGCTAATTCAACTGATGTTACAGCATCAATTGCAACCGCAGTAAGCACTGCATCATCTGACGCTACAACCAAGGCTAACGCAGCCCAAGCAGCAGCAGAGGCAACAGCAGCAGCAGATGCTACAGCAAAGGTTTCAGCAGAAGCAGCCCTAAGAGTATCTGGCGATTCAGCTTCAGTTGCAACAGCAGCAGCAGATGCTACATCTAAGGCTAACGCAGCGCAAGCAGCAGCAGAGGCAACAGCACAATCTGCTCTAAATGCAGTCAAGGATGGAACTACAAAGTTTACAGCAGTAAATGTAAACGATGTGGCTGTAGTAAAAGCAGCAACCACAACAGTATCATCAGCAAGCACTGTAAATGCTCTTACATGGGCAGCAGCAGATTATCGTACAGCTAAGGCTCTTGTTAAGTTCAAGAATGGAGCAAATACTCAAGTTTCTGAGATCTTGCTCACACTTGATACCAGCAATAACGTGGCAATAACAGAATTTGGTTCAATTGGAACCAACGGAGATCTAGGCTCAATTTCAGCAGCCTATGTTTCAGGAAATGTTTCAATATCAGTAACCACAGTATATGCCTCGACAGATGTCATGGTATATGCAACATTAATTAAATAATTAAATAACAAGGTATGGGGTCCTTTCAAAACCCCAACAAAACAATTAGGGGATATGTGAACTTAAATGGCAACAGTAGATAAAAACTTCAAGGTAAAAAATGGCCTTAATGTAGCAGGTGCTGCCACTTTTGGTGCAGCAGTAAATGTAGAAAACTTAGTCTTAAATTCAACCCCCCTAGCTTTTGACTCTTCAACTGGACGACTAAAAATCCAGATTGGCGGAGTTTGGAAAGAAATTGCTCTATTAGTAGATGCACAAGAAGACCCAACAGCACTGACATTCATGGACATTGGTTTGGCTATCGATTACGATGGCTCACCAGTTTATAGCGTCTTTGCCAATGGAGTAAACACCGTAGCAACAAAGTTTGCCGATGGTGGAAGCTATACAACAGATACATTTAGCTACACATTCGATTCTGGAACAATTGCTTAATTGTTTTGGAATTATTGTGATGCTATAATTACCAAATAAGTCTAAATAAGGGGTGGCATAAATGTCAACAGTAAGAATTCAAGTAAGAAGAGGAACCGCCTCACAGTGGACCTCCGTAAATCCAATTTTGGCAGCGGGAGAAATGGGTGTCGAGTCAGACACAAACTTATTTAAGTTTGGTAACGGTACCTCAACATGGACCGCTCTTGCATATGCTAACAATTCAGACGTAGCAATAGCAGAAATTTCACAGGATGCTATTAATAATGCCCTTTCATTAGGCGCAGGACTTTCAAAAACATACAATGACGGCGCAAACTCAATCACAATAACTGTTGATTCAAATGTTGTTGCACTCAAGTCATATGTAGATGCAGCAGTAACAAGTTTATCAAACACAGTAGATGCAGATTATCTTCCAGTATCTGATCGTGGTGTTGCAGGTGGAGTAGCTTCACTTAACAATAGCGCATTGATACCAGACAATCAAATCAATGAGTCATTCTGGGCAACAAAGCTTGATGTTGCTTCACTAAGCTCAGGACTTCAGATTAAGGGTTCAGTTCGTGTAGCATCAACAGAAAACTTTGCAGCAACCAGAGCAGCTGGAACAGCAGATGCATCAGGTGGAAACGGAGTAGGAGAAACATTAACAGCCTCTGCAAATGGAGCACTTTCAATTGATGGTGTTACAGTAAATGCAGGAGACAGAGTTCTTCTTAAGAATCAAACAGATGCAAAGCAAAATGGTATTTATACAGTAACAAACGCAGGTGGATCTTCAGCAGCAGCAGTTTTAACTCGTGCAACAGATTCAGATAACAGCGTAGACGGAGAAGTCAGAGAAGGCCTCTTTACCTTTACACAAGATGGAACTGCAAATGCTCGTGACGGATATGTTCTTCTAACAGAAGGCTCTAGAGCAGGAGAAATCTTCCAGCTTGGAACAGACTCCCTTAACTTCACACAGTTTACAGGAGCAATACCAGTAACAGTAGGAGCTGGCCTAACAAATTATAATGATCAAATAATTGTAGATTTTGAAACAGTTGCTCAAAAGTCTACTCTAGATACATTTATTTCATCAACAGCAACTAACTTTACTAACAACACTTCAACACTTAACAGCTTAGATGCAAGACTTGATCAAGCCGAAACAGATATAGACGCAGTTCAGCTGTATGGCCCAAGACTAACAATAGCTGAAGAAGACATTACAGCTATCAAGGCTTTAAATGTTACACAAACTGATAATATTGCTAATTTAACATCAGTTAATGGAACCCAATCAACAGCTATCACAGCCATTGAAACAAAGAATACAGATCAAGATACTCTTCTTGCCACACATACAGCAGATCTTGCTACTAAGGGTGAGCAGATTACAGCAATTCAAGGAATTAATGCCACACAAGCTTCTGATATTACTGCAATCAACACATCAATAACATCAATTAATACAAACTTAGCTCCAAAAGCATCACCTACATTTACAGGAACAGTTGTTCTTCCAGAAACAACCTCAATTGGAAATGTTGATGCAACTGAGATATCTTATGTAAATGGTGTTACTTCAGGAATTCAGGCACAAATTGATACAAAGCTTGCAACAGCAACAGCAGCATCTACATATGAAACAATTTCAAATGTAGCGCTAAAAGCACCACTAGCAGATCCAACATTCACAGGAACTGTATCTGGTGTCACAAAAGCACATGTAGGGCTTGGAAACGTTGATAATACATCAGATGCATCAAAGCCAGTATCTACAGCTCAGGCAGCAGCGATTGCTACTGCAAAATCAGAAGCTCTTGCAGAAGTTACAGCAGTAATTGCTGGCGCTCCAGGAGCACTGAATACTCTTGATGAGCTTGCAGCAGCTTTAAATGATGATGCTAACTTTGCTTCAACTGTAACAACAGCAATTGCTACTAAGGTTAATTCATACACCACAGTAGTAAACAGAACAGCAAACTTCGGAATCAACGATGCAGACTACAAGGACGCATGGTTAGATGTAGATGCTACTGGAGACATTACAATTACAGTTCCAGCAGACGGAACAAACTCACGGACATATCCAGTTGGAACATCATTCGATATATTTAGAGCCAACACAGGAAATGTAACAATTGCAGGTTCAGGAGCAACAGTTAATGGAACTCCAGGATTAAAGTTGAGAGCACGGTACTCTTCAGCAACATTGTTTAAGAGATCAGCAAACACATGGGTCCTTATCGGAGACCTAACAGCTTAACAAATAAAATTATAGGAGATATAAATGGCAAATAAAAGAGTAGGTATTCAATCTTCGGCTCAGGACAACTTCCTTGAGCCAAATGCAGTCACATCTTTAGCTTCCACTGCCGTAAATGGTGGAGCAAGCGGAAGTGGATCAGTAAACCTAACTTGGTCTTTACCAGCTGCATCTCCACCAGCAACACTTTATACAATTACATCAACTCCAGCAACAACAACACAAAGTACCACAGGAACTTCTTTTACTTTTCCTGGCTTAACTGGAGGAACTTCTTACACATTTACTGTAGTAGCATCAAATGCAGCAGGAAATAGCTTACCAGCTACTTCCCCTGCAGCTACTCCAACTACTTTGCCAAATGCGCCATCAGCGCCAACAGCATCTTCTCCAAATGCTAATCAGGACACAGTTTCCTGGGCAGCACCATCTGATTTAGGAGGAACTCCAAACACTGGATACATCCTTAAGTCTTCTGATGGACCAACATATAATCTTGGTGCAGGAGTAACATCAACAACAATTAATGAAACAGCTGGAACAGCTCAGACTTATCAAGTTCTTGCAAAGAATGCAAATGGTGATGGCCCATATTCAACTTCATCAAATAGCGTTACTACAACAGCACCATACTTCCCACCGTTCTTCCCATTCTTCCCACCGTTCTTCCCATTCTTCCCGTTCTTCCCACCATACTTCCCACCGTTCTTCCCATTCTTCCCGTTCTTCCCACCATACTTCCCACCGTTCTTCCCATTCTTCCCGTTCTTCCCACCATACTTCCCACCGTTCTTCCCATTCTTCCCGTTCTTCCCACCATACTTCCCACCGTTCTTCCCATTCTTCCCGTTCTTCCCACCATACTTCCCACCGTTCTTCCCATTCTTCCCGTTCTTCCCACCATACTTCCCACCGTTCTTCCCATTCTTCCCGTTCTTCCCACCATTCTTCCCGCCTGGGTTTGGACCGTTCTTCCCACCAGGGTTCGGACCGTTCTTCCCACCGTTCTTCCCACCAGGGTTTGGACCGTGGTTTAAGTCTAAGTTTTGTATTGAAGAAGACTCAGAGGTGTTAACTTCAAATGGATACATCTTAGCAAAGGATGTAAAGGTTGGAGATGTACTTCTCACAATTGATCCATCCGAACTAAATAATGGAGATATGACTTCAGATATAGTTCTAAGAGATAAGGTAACACTTAGCGAGACAACTGTTGTCAAGCATGAATTAAGTCAAAAAGATTTAATTAAGTTCAACGGCTCTGAGACACTATTCTCAGAAGGACAGCCAATCTTTGTAAAAGAAGGCGACTTAATTAAATACAAGGAGACTGGACAGGTTCAAGTTGGAGACATACTTGTAACCCTAAGAGTAGAATCTTGCGAGATAATATTCGAGACAGTTGACACTATTGAAAAGCTTCCAGCAAAGGATGTCTATGACATAAGATGCGAGCCATCACAATGGTTCATAGCAGGAAACTACATAGTAATATCTTAAAATAAATAAAATAAGGGGGCTAGCGAGAGCTGGCCCCCTTATTATTTGTATATAGGCTTGTATCTATAAATCTAAAATGCTATACTTGAAGCATGACTAATATACAGGATGACTGGTTTGAAAAAGATAGGTCTGAAACTTCTTCAAATAGAAAAGCAGACGTAATGTTTGGGGACATTAAAGTAACCAATGAGGCGTTAGGCTTAGACCTATATAACAATGCATTAGACCAAACGAGAATACAGTGGTACATAGATACACTAGAAAAGAATCTAAAGCCAGGAACTAAGTATCATTGGAACGAAGCCCGTGTAACAAATTCAGATCAGCCAATTAAAAAGGCTAGAGACTGTGTTGATTTTAAGATGAACTACAGCACACTTGGCGGTAAACAGAATGAAGAAAATGCTGAGCTATGGCAAGTCTATGATGAAATTTATAAAAAGCTTAAGTCTTGTGTTGATCACTACTGCAGGTACTGGGGAATTAATGTAACATATTACGAGGTATTTAATTTTGTAAAGTATGAAGGCGAAGGCAAAGAGTTTAAGATTCATGCAGACGATGGCCCAATGTACAAGGCAGCTGTGTCAGCAGTGATTTACTTAAATGACGACTATGAGGGTGGAGAGATCTATTACCCACGAATGGACAATAAGACAATTAAGCCAAAGCAAGGAGACATAGCAATCTTTCCTTCTAATTACATATATGAACATGCGTCTCTTCCTATAAAGTCTGGAACAAAATATTGCGTTGTTATAATGATGGATTTAAATGATATGGCCCACCAGGGACATATTCAAAATGCTGCTGCTGCAGCATCTTCACCGTACTAAGGAGAAAAATGGAAACGATAGACCCAGCTCAAGAAATTAAAAAGCTGCAAGACCAAAAGTATATTAGCGAATGGGAAGCAGAGCAGCACAGACCAATCAAGCAGACCTGGACAGAAAAAATTGATCTAGGAAACGGAATCTGGTGCTATAGAAATGTATTGCCAGCAGGTAGAAACATCCCAGAAAGACTTGAAGAAATCCTTGCAGCAAAAGATAATCAGTATGAGTGGATGCCAGCTTACGTGGGCTACCAAGAAAGAATGCCAGACTATAGAGATTGTGTTGACTTTAAATACAAGAAGACAGATATCTATGGAGAAAAAGAAGCAGACAATAAGCTGAGAGAAATTTGGCAAGAGTGCTATGACCCTCAATACCAAGCAGTTCGTGACTATTGTAGAATATATAACATTCATAATTTAAGATACTGGGAAGCATTTAACTTTATTAGATACGAGCCTGGAAATCACTTTATGGAGCACCACGACCATGGCTATTCATACAACTGTACAGTTTCACTTGTAGGATATTTCAATGACGACTATGAGGGTGGAGAGCTTTACTTTAGACTGCAAAATCTAAACCTTAAACCACAAGCAGGAGACCTGTTTATTTTCCCTTCAAACTTTATGTATCCTCATCAAGCTAAAAAGGTTGTATCAGGAACTAAATATTCAATAGTAACAATGCTAGACTATAGCGCCAAATTCCATACACAAGAAATGTTTATTGAGACAGGTGACTAATGAGTAATAAAATAAATGCCTACAGAACTTCTCCAACCGCTTTTGTTGTAGAACCTCTATCAGTAGTAAGAGACTGGATGGATGCGACCTTTGATAAACACGCATACCATTGTTTTCCAGTAACCCTTGCAAACACTATAGGCTGGGGTATTTCTGCAAAAACTGATATTAAGTTTATTTGGGATGGAATTAATGACCACTCTGGAGATCATGTAAAGATACTAGAAGGAGAAGGTCTTTGCTATACAGGCAGGGGACAATCAACTTTAAGCTTTAATACAAACTTAAAATTTGTCACCGATAAAAATATAAGCTTGTTGGCTGTAAACCCTCCAAATTTCTTTAATAAAGATTTTGAAGTTATTTCATCTGTCATATCCACTTCTTTTTATCCACACCCATTGCCTCTTGCAATAAAAGCTTTAACTGCTAACAAAGAAATTACTATAAAAGCAGGACAAGTAATTGCAGCAATTATACCTCTGTCATTAGGACAGCTAAAAGATTCTACTATAAACGTTGATGATTATGTTAGCGATCCAGTTGCTGAAAAAGCAGCTAAGGATTATGGAAATGCATCTGCAGTAAAAACTGCTTTAGGTGAGTGGACTGATTGGTATAGAGATGCAATAAATGAAAAAGGCGAATCTGTCGGAGAGCATGAAGTTAAAGCATTAAAGCTTAAGACTGTATACGTTAAAGACGGGAAACAGTGTGGCACTAACGATTAAATTCGTATCAAATAGACCATGGCTTAACAAAGACAGTAAATCAAAACCAGAACCAATTATTAAAAGTATTCCAGACTGGTATAGAAAAGCTGACAGATTTGCAAAAAAGCCAGATGGAGAATACTGGGAAAATCCAGGGGGTGGCAAGATGCCTACTTGGAAAGCATGTCCAGCAATATTTGACATAATGGGTACAGGTTATACATTAAAGACTCCATGCGATATAGAATTTTTTGAAGGAGACTTCGGCGCTATAAGCTGTAAAATTAAAGATAAAAAGTATGAAGATTTTTGTTCTGTAAGACCGCCTATGCCACAGTTTAAACATCCACAGGGATATCATGAAACACATTTTGCGTGGTTTTCAGATTGGGCTATAGAAACTCCTCCAGGTTATAGCGTATTGTATTCACAGCCTTTTAATAGATTTGAATTGCCATTCCTCACTACTTCAGGAATCATTGATAATGACAATGTTAATTTGCCAGGCTCAATGCCGTTCTTTCTAGTAAAGGGATTCTCTGGCATTTTGCCAGCAGGCACTCCTTATGCACAAATGTTTCCCTTTAAAAGAGAAGATTGGCAACATGAAATAGTAATTGAAAAAGCATCTAATTTAAGAAAAAAGAATATGGATAATTCAGCAAAATATAGAAAGCCAGACGGCGGTATCTATAAAAATGAAGTTTGGTCTAAAAGGACCTACTCTTAGGATGGTATAATAAATATATGGATAAAAAAGCAGCCAGTAATTGGGGATGGGATGAAAGAGTTTCAATAACTCCTTCAGGTTTCTTTGGAAACTCTCCAGACAATATTCAATCTAGAGAAAACATAATGACTCTAGAAGAGCACAAGTTTCTTTTGGAAGCAGCTCGATCTATTGAAGAGTGGGACATAACAGAGACACATTACAATGAAAATGGAACAGTAATTTACGACTCAACCTACTGGGATAATCGTGTTGCATCAAGACCGATCCTAGATAAAATTAATCCAGAGATATCAGTAGTTATTGAAAGAATAGTGGCAAGGCTTAAAAAAGAAGTTGATGAATACTTTAATGTTGATGCACTCCCAACAAGCCCAGCAATCGTTAGATGGCTTCCAGGATACAGACAAGAGCCACACGCAGACAAAGAGTTGCACACTGGTCCAGATGCTGGCAAACCAAACGATTTCCCTTACTATGATCTTTCAGGATTGTTTTATTTAAACGATGATTATGAGGGTGGCGAACTTTATTTCCCAAATCAAGGCATAGAGTTTAAGCCTAAGCCTGCAGCAGGATACTTTTTCCCAGGAGACATGAATTATATTCACGGCGTAAAAGAAATAACAAGCGGAATTAGATATGTAATTCCTTTCTTCTGGACCATATTGAAGCATACAGGAGATAAGCAGCCATGACCAAGCAATGTATTTGTGGAAGATCTCAAACATATCCTTACTGCGATAACACTCATAAAATTAAAAAACAGAGACCAGAAGAAGAAATAAAGTTTGAAGAAATTTATCCAAAGGTTTATGTCTACAAAAATTTATTTAAGGATATAAATGGATTTCTTGAGTCAGCTAAAAAACAAGAAGGCTGGGAGAAATGGTATACCTTTGGGTCTATGCTTTCTTTAATGGAGCAAAGAATAAATTTTGAAAAATTCCCAACAGAGGAACAATACAAGTGGGCAAGATCTTGGGGCCCAGTTTCAAGTCAATCGGATTTAACTGAAGAAGTAGGAAACATATTTTATAAGGTAACTAATCACTACCTTAAAAATAATCCAGATGTAGCGCTTCCTAATTATAGTAAAGGCTCAGCATCTATTAATATCTATGAGAATGATTCTGGAATTTCAGAACATTATGCGATGAATTATCACACAGATTTTGTTGTGCCGCTTAAAGATAATCCAGGTGTAAAGTTTGGCTTAACAACAACGTTCTATTTAAACGACGACTATGAAGGCGGCGAGATATGTTTTAAGATTAACGACCACTACATATCACATAAGCCACAGGCTGGAGATGTTATCGTTTTCCCATCAAGAGATCCTTATATGCACGGAGTTAGAAAGTCATTTGGACCACGCAGATACATGATTAGATGCTTCTGGGAATTTGAAGATAAGGGTTCAGATGAGTGGCATGCCAATAAAGCAAAGTATGGCGAAGAAGTCTGGGATCAAATGGAAAAGGATAGATATAAAAAAGAAATTTTTAATGCACAGATTGATGGAGAGTCGGTTCACGAATTCTTTGGAAGGGACAACGGTAAATACTAATGATAGATGGAATGATTGATATTATAGATAAAAATAAATTTATATATCTTCAAGATGATGAGGTCCCAGATAATAAGCGGGGAGTCTTGGGTGTAACTCGTAATACTGTTGTAGAGATACCAGATTTTATTGATCCAGAAATAGTCACAAAGATGATTAACTTTTTTGAAAACTGTGACGTAGAGTGGGGAGACATTGCATTCTACGGATCGTCGGGCAAGGGAATCAAGACAGACTCAGAAACTATGGCTAAGTTTGGATTGCCAGATGGTTTTTTTGATAAGCTAAAAGACAAGTACAAAGAAGCAGTTGAAACTGTTTTTGATAGAAAGGTTAGAGCAAATACATCTCATGCACAAAAATGGGATGTTGGAGGCTTTGCAAGTCCACACTCAGATAACTCAGATAATTCAGGAAAGCCAAATGCTTTTGAGATTAATAAATATGTGGGCATACTTTATTTAAATAATGACTATGAGGGTGGAGACCTTTATTTTTGCGACAAAGATAATGAAATGAAAACATATTTATCTTTTAAGCCAAACGCATATTCCTATTACGTATTCCCAGGAGGCTATGAAAATATCCACGGAGTTTCAGAGATAACCGACGGAACAAGATATACAATGGTATCGTTCTGGGACTATGAAGAACTAGTCTATGATCAAGAGACACTTGATCGATGGGAAGAAGAAGAAAAGCAAGTTAGAATTGAACAGGCAAAGCAGAAAGAAGAATGGAATAAGGGAAACAAATATGCTTGAAGGTACAGATTTTTATAAGATAGCTCCAAAGATTATTGTTTACAAAAATGTCTTCAATAATGACTATTTTATGGAATGTTTTGAACACATTAAGTCTACTGATGATATGTGGGTAGACTGGTACACATTTGGCAAGCAGACAAACTTTCCAGTTAAAGCTACTAGACCACACAATGTTCCAGGAGTTTTGCCCTATAATGAATTTAAACAAGATATTAATTTTGACGAAGTCACAGATGAAAAGCTTAAATTTTTCTATAACTACGTAGAAGATGTTTTTTATAATATGACCAAGCACTACTTTGAGATTGTTGGCGAAACACCTCCAGAAGGCTCTCCAATAAGTCATACAACTGCTACTCTTCTAAAGTATATACCTCATGAAAGCTTTCAGCCTGATGGATCAGTTATGGGACATCACACAGATTTCCAGCAAGAAAAAACTGAAGAGCCAGGTTATAAGTTTTTTGTAACATGCTGCATGTATTTAAATCATGATTACGACGGCGGAGAAGTGTCATTTAAGATATTTAAAGATGAGTCAAATGATCCAAATGCAGAATATACAAGACACATGTATAAGCCTCAATTTGGAGACGTAACAATTTTCCCATCAAGAGCCCCATACTATCACGGAGTAAAGACTGTAACAAATGGAATAAAGTATTTTATTAGAAGCTTTTATATGTATGAATATCCAGGCTCGGAAGCATGGCATGCAAACAAAGATAAGTATGGTGAAGAGCTATGGAGACAGATGGATAGAGAGAGACAGATAGCTGATCTAAAATCTGGTAAAAATACAAGAGATGAAGCAGACGAAAAAAATGGAAGAAATGGATAGCGTAAACCTAACCCAATACGGGAAGATACATTACTATGAAAATGTTATTGCTGATCCCGACTACCTAATTAATTTAATAGAGCTTTCTGACGGAGGCTTAAATGAAAACACCAGTATCCCTGCGTGGAAAGAATGGGCGGCAAGCGGAGATACAGAGTATGTATTTGGCTATCAAAAAAGATTTAGCAACAATGTAGATACAGACACGCACCCAGACATAAGAAGAATTAATAATATTTTAAAGAATGCAATTGTAGGCTCTTCAGAAAACTATGGCAATATGCATGGTATGGACATCGGTTCTCTAATGCCATTATCAATAAGCAAATACTCCACTGGAAAGTCAATGGGCCCACATGTTGATGATTATAGCAATGGAGACAATCCAAATATTTCTGTTGTACTTTATCTAAACGATGATTACGAAGGCGGAGAAATTTATTTTAAAGAGCAAGGCGTAAAAATAAAGCCAAAGGCTGGAAGCATAGTAATATTCCCTTCGGTAGAGCCGTACTATCACGAGTCTTTACCAGTAACCAGTGGTGTAAAATATATGTGCCCAGGATTCTGGCGTAAAACTGACAAGGTGGTATAATTAAAAAATGGCTACTACAGGTATAAACGGTTGGCGTTTCCCAACATATACAGACTCACCAGATGTCCCTAGAGATCTGCTTAACCTTGCAGACGACATTTCTGCATGGGTTTCATCAAATCCAGATTTAAAGGGTGACCAAGGAAATCCAGGAACTGCCGCTACCATAGTGGTTGAATCAGTTGATGTTCTTCCTCCAGGCTCAATGCCAGAAGTCGTCAACGTAGGAACAGCTACAGCAGCAAGATTTAATTTTAAAATTCCCAGAGGCGTAGATGGCGTACTAGGTGGTCCAGGACCAGCAAATGTAATTGCAGTAAATCCAACAACTACTGGGCTGGCTGGAACACAAGCTAATGTAACAATTTCCGAACAAACAATTACCAATGGAATACCATCACAAACTTTAACATTTACAATACCTAAAGGCGACAAAGGCGATACTGGCCTAACAGGAGCTAAGGGTGACAAGGGAGATACTGGTCCCGCAGCAGCAACAATTACAGTAAACCCTACGGTAGTAAATGGTTTGCCAGGAACAACACCAGCAGTAACTAACTCAGGCTCATCTAGCGCAGTTGTATTAAACTTTACAATTCCCCGTGGAGCAACAGGAGCAGACGGCGCACCAGGAGCACCAGGAGCACCAGGAGCAGACGGCGCACCAGGAGCAGACGGCGCTAACGCAGTCCTTGATCCAATAAATCAAGTTATTAGTTTAAATCTTCCTAACGGAGCAGCAGACGGAGTTAACTCACACTGGTATCCACTTGGATCTGGAACATGGAGTATAGGAAAAGATGCAACAACTGGCCCAGCCAAGTCTTGGAAAGATGCTTTTTTTACAGGAACAATTAGAGCAGCATCTGTTATAGCATCAGGCAATATGTTTATTCAAACTTCCACTATTGTTTCATCAGATATAAATGCAAAGAATACAATTGCTGAGTCTGACTTAGGCCTAGACTTTATTAATTCTTTAAATCCAGTAAGCTATAAATACAATGTTGGAGGGATTACTTATACTCCAAATGAAGACGGAAGCCATTCTGAGACACCAGTAGCTGGTAATAGAACACACTACGGATTAATTGCACAAGAAGTAAAGCAAGCACTAGATGAAGCTGGAGTTGCAGATTTTGGCGGGTGGGTAAATCAAGAAGATAATACTCAGGCTTTAAGATATGAAGAGTTTATATCTCCACTAATCAAAGCAGTACAAGAGCTTACAGCGAGAGTAAAAGCAATAGAAGAGGCGTAAGACATGTCCTACAAGTATACAGTCTTACAAGATAAACCAACATCTTTTTATATGCTTGATGAAATACGATCAGGCTCAATCGGAGACTACACTAATCTGATGCTTAGATTTGCTACTTATCAAGCTTTAAAAGATAATGGTGTTTCTTACTCGGCAGTAAGCGGATTGCCAATATATGACTACTCAGGAAATGCAAATGACGGATATGCAATAAATGCTTCAACTAAAGAATTAATGCCTATAGTGTCTGGCACAGTTAGAGGAACTGAAGTTTTGTCCGATACAAAAATAGCTTTTAAGGTCCCTGGAATTGCAACAAAATATTACTCTGACAATTCTTTTGATATTGAGATGTGGGTAAAGCTTCCAGCTCAATCATCATCTTCTAAAATGATTCTAGGAGATTCAGTACAAGGGTTTGGCATATTCTATCAGGGCTCAAATATTTTATTTAAGGTAGGAAGCTACTCTTGCTCATACAAGGTATCAAATAAAGAAGCGCTACATATAGTTGCTCAATTTTCTTCAACTAAGATATCAATTATAGTCAACGGCGTAGAGGTAAACTCGACATCCTTAGATAATTATAAATTTGCAAACGAAATTATGAACTTTAACATTGGTCCAATCGACGAGACTTTTTTTGTTGATGCAGTAGCTTTTTATAGATTTAACCTAACATCGGCACAAATAAAAAAGCATTACTCTGAAGGAACAAAAGAAATAAACTATTCTCAAATAGTAAATGCAGACAACGGATACTTATTTAGCATTAACGCCTCAAGGATTAAGCCCTCTTTATCTTACTCTTACCCAGGCTCCAAGTCTTGGGAAGACTTGGCAGATGACGGAATCCTTGTTTCTCAAGATAGCCAATATTTATATTTTGAAAAAACCGAAACTCCAGCAACAGCATCATTTGAATTTATAGATGAGCTTTTTATACCTAGCCATATCGGGGTGACAACATCTCAAATACATTGGGACGAAGATGTGGCGGGAATAAGAGTATATGTAAGTGCAAATAAGTTAGCATGGAGCGAATGTACTAACGGATCTCCTCTTCCACTATTTAATAAAAATGATAATCTAATCTCAGATACACTTTATATTAAGGTTGTTATTTCATCAACAGATACATCAACAGACTTTACTAGGTTGAGATCTATAAGGATTAACTTCTTTAAGAATAAAGACGTATATGCAGATAATTTTGGGTATAGCCTTTCTTCAGCATATGACTATTCAATTCCTGAATTTAACAGCAAGGTTCTTTCATACAACGAATATAATGGAATTAAGATGTATAACGGACACGGCTTCTCGGTAAATGCTAGCCTACCAGTAAAAACTATTGAAATGATATATACCCCAGGAGCGGGAGAGAATGTATTGATTTCCACACCGTCTGCCAGATATGAGTGGGCAGCATCTGGAGCCATAACCAAATCTGGAGTTTCAGCAATATATGTAAACGGAATTAACAGGCAGTCTTCTACAAATATTGGAGACTTCCTAGTAAAAGGAGTCCCACATCATATTGTAATAATCCTTTCAGCCCCAGCCTCTTCTGGGATCAAGGTAAATCAAAATCAGGGGGACACAAAGTCTGGCCAAAACCAGCTATATAGCAACCTTGCTATATACGAATACGAGCTTCTTCAGCATCAAATAACTAAACATTACCAGCTTTATACAGATAATGTAATAAGCGTAATCAACGATACGTCATTTTCTATAGTAGAAAGCACGGCAGGAAACAATTCTACCGCCTTCATTATATTTTCTGTACAGCCAGACGCCATAAGCGTATAATATTTGACAAGTAGTTGACAAAAATTTGGACTTTAACGCCAAATAATGGTATGATTGTGTTCTATGGATATCTTAAATAAAAACACGAGAATACTTGAAGAAACCACCCTAGGGATATATGTGTGGGAGATGCCTGACGGCAGATGGATTGGAGACGACGATGGCAACTTTCTTTCGATCACGTCCAAAAAAGGCAATAGATCCAGAATCGATGCTTTGGCTAGAGAAGTTAGCTCGTATGGCATACACGAGGGCCGTCCCAAGTTCCTTTCAGGGCGTAGAAAAATTGACGACGAAGAATTTGAACATCAAAACGAAAGACTTAAATGGGGACTAACTCCAGATCCTTTGGATATCGGAGTATATAAAGATTCAATGCTTAGAAACGGGGCGGTACAATGACAAGAAAAGTAGAGTTTATGGAAGACGAAATTGATAGCGTAAATACTATTGATATCTCTAACACGGCAGACTGGTTTCATTTTGAAAAAGCACAAGAGTCAGAGGACCCATTTAAAATAGGCATAGAAGACATAAAGAAGCTAAGAGGTCTGGGAACTAATTTTAAGAGAAAAATCAATAGAGATTTTTCAAAAGCATTTGTAGGAATTGACGGAACGGCAACACAGCAAAATTTATTGCAGCAGGCTATTAGCGGATACGCTTTATTTGATTTAATAGAGCCGACATACAACCTAGAATATCTTTCAAAAATTTATGAGATTTCAACATACAATTACGCAGCTATTAATGCCAAGGTTTCTAACATTGTCGGCCTAGGCTATTCATTTACCGAAACAGATAAAGCCAAAGATGCCATGGATGCAATTACTGATTCAAAGCAAATGGATAGGGCAAGAGCCAAGGTAGAAAGAATTAAAACACAATTAGATCGATGGCTTGATGATTGCAACGAGGAAGAGTCTTTCACAGAGACCCTTATAAAGGCCTACACGGACCTAGAGGCTACTGGAAACGGGTACATAGAGATAGGACGTACCACAGCAGGCGACATAGGCTATATAGGCCATATACCAGCTAAAACGATGCGTGTGCGTAGATTCCGTGATGGCTTTATTCAATTGCTTTATGGCAAGGCTGTATTCTTCCGTAATTTTGGAGATATGGAAACTCCAAGTCCAATTGCAGCGCAAGAGGAAAGACCAAATGAAATTATTCATCTAAAGAAATATACACCAATGAATAACTATTATGGTGTTCCAGATATCATTGCTGCTCAGCAGGCATTGGCAGGAAACGAATTCGCTGGAAGATATAACCTAGACTACTTTGAAAACAAGGCGGTCCCAAGATATATTATTACAGTAAAGGGAGCAAAACTTTCTCCAGAATCAGAAAGAAAACTTCTTGAATTTTTCCAGGTTGGATTAAAGGGGAAGAATCATAGGTCTCTATATATTCCACTTCCAGCAGATACCCCAGACTCAAAGACTGAATTTAAGATGGAGCCAATTGAGGCTGGAGAACAAGAGTCTTCATTTAATATCTATCGTAAAACAAATAGAGATGAAATACTTCTTGCACATCGTGTACCTATTAATAAAATAGGAACCCCTGAAGGAGTTAACCTAGCCGTTGCTCGTGATGCAGATAAAACATTTAAAGAGCAGGTTTGTCGACCAGCACAGGATAGACTTGAAAAGAAATTAAATTATATTATTGCAGAAAAGACAGATGTCGTCCAGCTTAAATTTAATGAATTAAGTTTGACCGATGAATTAACCCAAAGCCAAATTGATGAAATTTATTTGAGAATGAAGGTAATTACCCCTAACGAAGTTCGTCTAAGAAAAAATATGACAACTGTTGAGGGTGGGGACGAGATGGTAGAATTAAAGCCACAGCAAGCTGCAGATCAGCAAGCCAAGTCCACTGGCAATAAAACTAGAGATCAGGAAAGGGCAGCTAATGCTCCAGATAAAACTGGGGAAGGCAGAAATGCCAAAGGCGATGGTCCAAAAGTCAAATAAGTTTAATCAACTGCTATTTGCGTTATAGTAGATAAAGCATTAAAATTAAGCATATGAACATCGAGAAGTCCAACTGGTCTAGCGATGGAGAAAACCTCCATCTCTCAGTCCCATTCACTAAAGTAAATCGTGAGAACAGAACCGTATCAGGTTTTGCGACTCTTGACAATGTTGATCAAACAGGCGACGTTGTAACAGCTGAAGCAAGCATGAAGGCATTTGAAAATTTCAGAGGAAATCTTCGTGAGATGCATCAGTCAATTGCAGTCGGTAAAGTTGTTTCCTTTAAGCCAGAAACATACTACGACCAAAAGTCTAATAATTTTTATAACGGTGTTTACGTAACATCATACATTTCAAAGGGTGCACAAGATACTTGGGAAAAGGTTCTTGACGGCACTCTTTCTGGTTTCTCAATCGGCGGAAAGATTAAAGAGTCAGATAACGAAGTTAACAAAGCAACAGGTGAAGCAGTAAGATTTATTAAAGACTACGATCTTGTAGAGCTTTCAATTGTAGATTCACCAGCTAATGAACTTTGTAACATTTTTTCAATTGAAAAAGTAAATGGTCAAATGGTATACAAAGGTATCGCTACGGAAGTAGTAACAGAAAATATTTTTTACTGTGAGGAAAGCGACTCTGTATTTATGTCAACAGAAAAAACTTTCGAATCACCAGTATCAGGAAAACCAGCAGCTCTCATTGGCTGGGTGGAGAGTTCAGATATGAATAAATCAAAAGAAATAAATAGAATTCTTGCTTCATTTAAGAAGTCAAGATTACCGTTGCCTGAAACACAAATAGCAAAACAGGCAAACGTAGAAGGAGGTAATAAAATGTCAGATACAAAAATTGATAATGTTGCAGATGCTCCAGTAGCAGAAGCAGTAGTCGTAGAAGCACCTGTAGCAGAAGCCGTAGCGGCTCCAGCAGCAGATGAATCAAGCGTCAATCTTTTTGACAAGTCATTAGAAGTTGCAGCAGTTGCAACTGAAGATACCTCTGCCGACAACGTTGAAAAAGCAGCCGAAGCAGTAGAAGTTATGGTTGATGAACCTGATTTTGCAAAAATGTTAGGCGATCTAAAAGGCTTTTTCTCAGAAACACTAGCAAAGGCAAGCGAAGTAAATGCTGCACAAGTTACAGATATTAAAACATCTGTAGAAGCATTTAGCAAGAATGTTGATGCTAGAATTTTAGAGTTGGCAGAAAAGCACAGCGCACTTAGTGATGCTGTGTCAGAAATAAAGGGCACCATCGAAGGTGTTCAAAAGCAGGTAGATGCCGTAGAAGGCTCTACCGCAATTAAGAAGTCCTCTGACCTTGGCGGGTCTGAGGTGTTTACAAAGTCCAAATCAAAATGGTCAGGAGCTTTCCTCGGTTCCGTAAATGAAATCTTTCAAAATTAAGGGTAGGTGAAATAAAAATGAGTAATGAATTATTAGAAAAGGCCGCAGCAGCAGGTACAACAGTATCAACTGGTTTTGGCTCATCAACTGGTGGTACAGGCGTCCACGTTGCTTCAGAAAATGGCAACGGTGGTCTTCTTAACCCAGAACAATCAGCAAGATTCTTGGACTATATGTTCGACGCTACCGTAATTGGTAAGGTTGCACGTACAGTTCGCATGAAGTCTGACACAACAGAGATTGATCGTATGTCAGTAGGAGAAAAGCTTGTAAAGCTTGCATCCGAAGGAGAAAACACAGCCGTAAATCAAGGCGTAACATTCTCAAAGATCTCTCTAACAACAAAGAAGCTCCGCATGGACTGGGAACTTTCAACTGAGTCTCTAGAAGACAATATCGAAGGTGCAGATCTTGAAGATCATATTGCACGTATGATGGCAACACAAGCTGGAAATGACATCGAAGATCTTATTCTTAACGGTGACACATCACTTTCAGCCGATGCTCTGTACAAGTCATTTGACGGTGCAGTTAAGAAGGCAAAGACACACGGTCGTGTAGTCGATGCAGCAGGTGCGGGAATTTCCCGTGAAATCTTCAACAAGGCTCTTAAGGCAATGCCACGTAAGTACAAGCAACGTCGTACAGACCTTCGTTTCCTTTCTGGATCAAACTTGATCCAAGATTACTTGTTCTCTAACTCACAGAACATTCAGAACGTTACTCCACAAGATATTGCCTCTGGCATCATCCGTGGTGACGTTCCTGTTCTTGGAGGTCCAGCAGGATATGTAGCTCCATACGCATTTGGTATTCCAATCGTTGAAGTTCCATTGCTTCCTGAGACACAGACAGGTACATACGCAACTCCATCAGGTTCACACGGAGACGTCCACTTGACATTCCCAAATAACGTAGTTATTGGTATCAAGCGTGATGTAACCGTTTACCGCTTCTTCCAGCCACGTAAGGACACAATCGAGTACACAATGTATACCCGTGTTGGCGTTCAAATCGAGCAGGCAGACGCTTGGGTAGTTGTAAAGAACGTTAAGGTTGCTTCTTAATTAATTAAGAATTAAACTACCGAAAGGCCCCCAATTAATTTTGGGGGCTTTTCATTTTAATTTATCAATGCTATAATTAAAGGACCTAGAAAGAGGAGAACTAAATATGTCATTTGACACATTAACAGTAGCTGAATTAAAGGAAATTGCAACGGAGTTTGCAGTAGACACAGAAGGCCTAAAAAATAAAAAAGAAGTAATTGCTGCCATGGCAGAAGAGGGCGTAACCTATTCTGTATATCAAAAGACAGTTAAAGCAATTGAAGAGGCTACAGAAGAAATTGAAATTTTACCAGTTTTTGATCCGAAGGCTCAGCCAGAAGATACTATCTTGGTACGTATGACAAGAGATAATCATAGATATGATATTCACGGATACAGCTTTACAAAGACTCATCCCTTTGTAGCAATGTCTGAAGATGATGCTCAAAAAATCTTTGATACAGAGGAGGGTTTTCGTTTAGCGACACCAAAGGAAGTTCAGGACTTCTACAACTAAACGTTAACATAAGTTAATGGAAATATTAGCAGGAACAAACTCACCAATACAGCACAGGGTATTTTGGAAAGGCGAATCTGCAGTTGCAGATAGCATACCCACAGTATCTTTATTACGAGCAGATGTACCAGCACAAACAGTTTTATACTCTGGCACTGCAGTTCAATCAGAGACCGATACAGGGGTTTACAATTTTTATGCACCACAAACCACTAAGCTTCCAGGATCTCTTATTGCAAGATGGCAATATGCGGTTGAAGGTTTTTCTATATCATATGATCAAAATGTTGATGTAGTTAAGCCATACGTAGACTTGTCACAAGTGATTAATGGTTTAGGTTTGGGCTCTGACTACAATGATCCAAATAGCAGAACTTATCAAGAGCTAGTTGATGCCGAGAAGTACTCTCGTAAAGTAATTGAAAATTACACTCAGCAAAAGTTCTACAGCTATCTTTCATCAGAGATTGCTTATGGGTCTGGTAACGATATTCTTCCTTTATCTAATAAGATAAACACTCTTCAAGCAATAGAAGTAAATGATATCCCGCTTACAGGAATGCCATTTGAAGTTGCTGAAAGTGGATTTTCAATTAGATTAAATCGTGCAGATATGCTTGACAACGTAACATATGTTGCTAACGGCTTGATCCCACCAACTATCAATGACTACTCAGGAATCTTTAATAAAGATGCTAGATATAAAGTCACGGGATACTTCGGCTGGGAAAAAGTTCCAAATGAAGTTGAGATGGCAGCTATTGAACTTATGAAAGACTATTTCTCTAAAGACAAAGTATGGAGAAACAAGTATATAAAGAGCATATCCACATTCGACTGGCAGTTTGATTTTAACTCAGCCACCTTTTCGGGTACTGGTAATAACTACGTAGACCAATTGCTTTTGCCTTATGTAATAAGCAAAATGGTATTGATATAAAATGAATAATCTTGTAGACTCCATCCTAAGCATGAAGATGGATGTGTATGTGCAGCAAGACGTACAGGACCAGGATACAGGCGCTATAAAAAAAGAATGGCTTTATTCAAAAACTGTTGCCTGCTATGCAAGAGGAATAATCACTAGCAGCGGAGCCAGATCTTCAGATGTCCAAACCATGAGTAATAGATATACTAACAAAGAAAATATTGAAATTAGAACTGAAGCAAGAGTAACCCTAAGAGACAAGATTACAAATATTAGAGACTCATCAGATAATGTTATTTGGGCCGAGCTAAATTACCCAACAGAAACTCCAACAGTCTTTGAACTAATTGGAACTACACCAATCACTGACCCATTCGGCGGAATACTAGGATACAACTGTTCAGCCCGTAGATCGGAGAATCAGGTAATTGGACTCTAGTGTTGCTTTACTACAAACCGCAAGCGGCCTTGAACGACCAATGGCTGGAAACAAGCCTGGGATAATTAAAGATTCCTCTGTAGCACAAATATCTGCATTCCTTTATTACCAAGCAAGTGTCCTTGGAAAACTTACAGCAAACAAAGCCTTTCAAAGTTTATTTAAACAAACTATATTTAATCAGATAAATAAAGATTTTGGGGACTATATAGATTCATCTGCAAGAGTAAAGCCAACTGCATTGCACCATGTTTATGAATGGAATAAAACGGGGCAAGAGACATCTAGACTATTTAAATTAAACAGGATGGATGCAGATGGACTTTCATTTAGAGTAACATATGACTTTAAATTATCTAAGTCTTCTGTCCCGTCTAAAAATAAAAAACAAAGAAAGAAATATGTATTTGCAACAAAGGCTTCTGTGATGGAAGCTGGAATGCCCGTAATAATCCGTCCAAGGTCCGCTGAGCGCTTAGTATTTGAGTTAGATGGTATTACCGTGTTTATGCCCAAAGGGTCCTCAGTGACCGTTAAAAGCCCAGGAGGACGTGCCTCATCAAATCAATTTAGACTACACTACGGAAGATATTTTGGGGGGCAGCTTGTTAATAATTCAATCAAGGCCTCTGGGTTTCAGAATATATTTAACGCCAAAATGAGCAAGGCATTAGATACACCAGCAAGTATTCGAAAAGTGCAATATAGCTTCACAGCTGGTAAAATTAGGTTGGAAGCAGATATGGAATTACAAACGGCATTTGGGGGAGCACTATGACAGTAGATTATAAGATAGATGCAGTATTTGAACTACGCAAGTTCCTCTGGAATGAATTAAAGACTACAAAGATATTTGATCCTACAGAATACTACAGCGATAATATTAATATGGAGATTATTCCAATTATCCCAGTTCAGCAACAGCCAGAACTCAATCAATTTTTAAGCGGGAAGAAGCATATTGTCTATGACAAGATTGGCCTATCCTATGAGGACATATGGCTACTATGCTGCGAGAAGGTTTTATTTACAGTGTATTCCACAGACGTATCCGACATATATGAGATCCGAAATTTGATGACAGACCTATTCAGAAGAATGGACGATTCTGCCAGAGATATTAATAAATTTAAGGATGAGCCAAAGATTAAATTTCACAGTATACAGGTTGTTGAGACCTCACCCATAACCCCGTCAGAGGAACTTCAGGGCTTCCTATCGTCCGACATAATCCTAGAAGTAAAATATTCAAGAATCACTGGCCCAGATGGACGTTTTATCTAAGTTGCGTTTGGGGTCATTATACACTAAAATTAGCTTAGAGGAAAAAGCCTAGCCAGCTTTGATTTAGATTTAAAACGTAAGTCAATATATATATATTTATTTAACAGGAGGTTTTACAACATGGCACAAAACACAGGTAATGCTAGAAATATTCTTGTTGGTGCGTCACCATTGTTCCTTACAACACTTGATATCACATCTGGGCAATATGCAGATTTTGAAGCAGGAGTTTTAAGAGCAGGCACAGCAACAAAGAACGATAAGGTACCAGCATTCGTAGCACCAACAACATCAGCAGCGGGAACATCTTACACAGATACACTTAACGCACTAGATGCAGGTGTAGGACAAGATGGAGCCTACCGTAACGTAGGTTACACAAATAACGGTCTTCAGGTTACATACAACCCATCATACGGTTCAGTAACAGTAGATCAGCTTCTTGACTCAGCAAAGCTTTTCAAGGAGACAATGGAAGTTATGATCGCAACAGAAATGGCAGAAGGTACTCTTGAGAACGTTCTTGCTGTATTTGGTCAGCGCTCAGACACATTAGATTCATCAGTTGCAACAAAGAAGACTCTAGGTCTTGCTGGTGGAGCACTAGGTGAGGCTCCAACAGAGCGTCAGCTAATTGCAGTTGGACAGGCTCCAACTTCAGATACAGTTTCAGCTTCTGAGCGTGTATATTATGCACGTCGTGTTCTTTCTGTACAACAGTCACAGTTCTCTTTGGCTCGTAACGCAGCATCAACATTCCCAGTAACATTCCGTTTGCTACCATCAGGTGCATCGACTCACGCTGGTAAGGAATATGGTTTCATTGTAGACCGTGTTCTCTCAAAGCTACCAACACCATAATTAATATAATTAATTAATAGATTACCCCCCAAGCAATTGGGGGGTTTTCTATTGCCATTGTATTTTGAATATGATACAATAATTAAGACTAGATCCTAGGAGGATTAAATTGGCAACTACAGTATATGATGTTGAAGAAATTCAGCTACAGAATGGCGCTACAGTTAAGCTTAAGCCTTTAACAATTAAAGAGCTACGTGAGTTTATGAAGGTCATTAATAAGACACAAGAAGTAACAACAGAAGACGAAACATTAACAATCCTTATTGAGGCTTGTGGAGTGGCTTTACAGAAGCAGCTTCCAGACTTAGTAGCGGACAAAGACGCATTTGAAGACACACTTGACGTTCCAACTATCAATCGCATTCTTGAAGTTTGCGGAGGAATTAAGATGGACGACCCAAACCTACTAGCGGCAGCAGTACTGGCTGGTCAGAACTAGATCTAGCCGCTTTAGAAGGGGAAGTTTTTCTTCTTGGTAATTGGATAAATTACGAACAGTTAGAAGAAAGTCTTTCAATGCCAGAATTAGTCCAGACTTTTAAATCAATGCAAAAAACTGAATCGGAAAAAAGAAAATTCTTAGCTTCAATTCAGGGAGTAGATTTAAATGAAAGCAGTAATGAAAATAAGGAGGGGTCATCCTTCGAAGATGTTAAAAGAAGAGCACTTGGAATTACGGCATCAGCAAACGATGTTGTATCATTACAAGGGTCATTCGCCAGCGAAGCTGGTTTTGGCATTGGAGCGGGATTAGGATACTCTATAGAGTAACATAGTAATATGGCAGATAATAATTTAACCACGTTTATTACCGCCAACGCAGACTTTACGAGTTTAAGAACTCAGCTAGCTGCGGTTACTGCCCAACTCGTAAAATTACAAGAAACAACTGCTGGCACAAACGCTAAACTTGCAAATCAAATTGCAGTGATGAACAAGTCGTTTGCCACGACACTTACTTCAACAGGGCAATTTTCACAACACTTTGTATCTCTAACTTCAGACGTAGACAAGTTTGGAAGAAATTTAGATAGAGGCCGACTCAAGCTCAACGAATATTATAATGCTTGGAGCGGCCATACAAAGAAAACAAGCAATTTAGTTAGAGAACTTGCTAAGCAGCAAGTAATGCTTCAGCAGGCTATAGTTCAGCCTGTAGGTAAAAACGCACAAGGCTTAATGCAATACAATGTTATGGTTGCAAAGGGTCTTGATGAAGTAAAGAACAAGATGGCTATTGCTACACAGCAAGCGGCAATTATGAACAAGGTCATGCTTGACGGATCAACAGGACTTATTAACTGGGGTAAAAATACTCAGTGGGCTGGACGTCAATTAACAGTAGGACTTACTGTTCCACTTATTGCATTTGGCGCAGCAGCACAAAAAGCATTTAAAGAAGCAGACCAAGAACTAGTAAGATTAACAAAGGTTTATGGCGGATTAGCTGCAACATCTTCAGCAGATTTGGCTCAAGTTAGAAAAGATATTAGCGCAACCGCAAAAGAAATTGCAAGCTCTTATGGAGTTGCATACAAAGAAACAATTGCATTAGCGGCTGATCTTGCAGCAACAGGACAACAGGGCAACGACTTAATAGCTGCTACACAACAAACTACAAGGCTAGCGGTTCTTGGTGAAGTTGATAGACAAGAAGCAATGAAAGCAACTCTTGCAATTCAAAACGCATTTAAACAAAGCACAGACGAACTTACCGCATCAATTGACTTTCTTAACGCAGTTGAAAACCAGACATCAACAAGCCTTGCAGATTTAACTGAAGCTATTCCAAAGGCAGGGCCAGTAGTTAAATCACTAGGTGGAGATGTAAAAGATTTAGCGCTTTACCTTACAGCAATGAAAGAAGGCGGAGTAAACGCTTCTGAAGGCGCAAACGCAATTAAGTCTGCAATGGCATCATTAATTAACCCAACAAAAGTTGCAACCGAACAATTTATGGGGTTTGGAATTGACCTTAAGGGAATAGTAAACGATAACGCTGGAAACCTTACAGAAACTATAATGGACTTGCAATCAGCGCTAGACCAGCTTAATCCTTTAGATAAATCTAGAGCAATCGAACAGCTATTTGGAAAATTCCAGTATGCAAGAATGTCTGCACTATTTGAAAACCTCGGGAAATCAGGGTCACAGACATTGCAAGTTATGGACTTAATGAAAGCAAGTGCGGTTGAACTTGCAGGTATCTCTGAGCGAGAATTAAAGATGATCACAGAGTCAGCCTCTGGACAGTTTAAGAGAGCATGGGCTGCAGTACAAGCAGACCTTGCTACAGTAGGAGAGCAATTCTTAAGAATAAGCACAAAAGTTTTAAAGGTAGTAGATGCAATAATTAATTTCTTTAAAGCACTTCCAGGCCCAGTTAAAACATTCCTTAATGCATTAGGTGGAATAACAGCAATTGCTGGACCACTCATCATGATGGCTGGTGTTATGGGTAACTTTATTGGTTATGTTGTAAAGGGCATATTCCATTTAAGACAACTTGCTAAGGGTGGGCAGGGCTTTAGGTTATTAACTCCAGAAATCATTGCAGCAGATGCTGCAGCAAAGGGATTAGCAACATCTTTTTATTCAGACTCAGAAGCAACTATAGTATTAAAAAATGCAGTAGACACTCTTGCAGCATCTTTCACAGGACTTGAGACAAGAGCCAACGCAGCTAAGGTTGCAGTTCAACCAGCAATATCTACAGTCGCAGGAAGTGTACTTGCAGCAGGCGGAGTGGGACAAAGAATAGTGGACAAGAGCAACCCACTAATTGGAGAGCCATACTCAAGAGATATGTCTCATATGATTCCAGCACAAACAAATCAGCCAGGAACTATATTTGGAACAGTTCCAGGTGCAGCTCCAGTTAATATTAGAATTGGTAAAAACCCACAAGCATATATGAACGCAGATATGCCAAAGATTCCAGGAGTTACATCAGTAAATGGAATATCTACTGGAGTAGTTGCAGCAGAAGCCGCAAAGTGGCATGCAATGACTGCAGCAATTGCAATGCAATCAGAAGCAGAAATTAAATTATTAAAGACAGAGGTAATGGCAACTGGAACAGTTACATCAAGCCTATCGGATTCCTATCAAGCTTTACTACCACAATTTTCCGAAATTACTCAACTTGCAGCAGCTGAAACACAAGCAATTGTTCAACAGCTTCAGGCAAGTAAAATAACAGTAGAGCAGGCAAGAGCAAAAGTAATTCAGTTAAATGCAACAGTAGAAGCAATGCTTGCAGAAACAACAGCACTTACAGCCCAATCAATGGGAAGAACTGCAAACTTAACTACAGTGCCATTTACATCTCAGCCAGTAGTTGACCCAGCCACTGGGAAATCAAATATGAAAGAAATGTTCCATAAAGGATCAACAAAAAATCTTGTAGATAAAATTGCTAGAGCTCTCGGAGGAGTTAGAACTTCGGGCGCAGGGTATAACATTCAAACAACAAAACCTAAGTTTGCTGACGGCGGAATCGTACCAGGAACAGGTAATACAGATACATATCACACAACAGCAGAGGCTGGATCTTTTGTAATTAATAAGAAGTCTACTCAAGAAAATATGCCAATAATAAGCAGTCTGCTAGGTGGAACTCCTAAGTTTGCTGACGGTGGTCAAGTACCTGTTGTTCTGACTCCTGGAGAAGCAGTAATACCTGCAGAAGTTGCACAAAAGAATATGCCTTTGATGTACGAGCTAAATGGTGGCCCAGGAAACACATCTGGAAGCGGAATGCATCTTCGTGGCGGATCAATTGCATCTATAATTCGTGGAGTTACGCAAAGAGGAAGACACTATAAAGCAAAAGCATTGCTAGATGATGCTGGAATTCCTATTAACAAATTACAAAACTCTGTTTATCCATTCTCACACTCACTTAATTTAAAAATAAGAGGTGGCGGAACAGCGTCAGCAAGAGAGTTTATAGACGTATTTGAATCACCAGACTCACTTAGATTAGCTAATGTTGTTTTAGATAGAAGTGGCTTAAAGCCAATAACTTCAATACAGCATCAAGCTATTAGAAAATATTTAAATGATCCTACCAAGGTAGATCCATCTAAAGAATTAACAGAAGCTGGTTTTGGTTCTGAGTTAACAAAAGCATACCTATCTGCTGGAGTTAGCAAAGATCAGATAAGTGCAATTGCAGCAAAGCATACAATGAGATTTGCTTTCCCAGGCACTGGAACAATTGTTGAAAGAAGAGACGCTTTGATTAAAAAGCTTCAAGATAAATATCCAGATGCCTCATTCTCGATAGATAAAAGATCAAATAATAATATAGTTGTAAAAATACCAGGACAAAAAGCATTTAAAATTGAGCATGAAGCTACAAGATCTATACACGGTGCAACTGGAGGAGTGTCTTATGAAACATTAAGACAGGATATTCCAGCAGGCGCTACTGCAGATGGAAAACTTGCATATGGGCATATTCCGTTAGACGAAACATTGTTAAATGCAGGAGGAATGGTACCTGGGAAATTTGCAAAAAGACTATTTGGCGGAGGAAGATTATTCCTTGGAATGCCTAAAACACTTAAGCAGGTAGAAGCCCAAAGAGCTCAAAAGGCTGCAATGGAAAAAGCAAGCGCTGCAGTAAATAATTCTAGATTTGCAAAAAAGCCTATTACACAATATGGAGATTTGTTAGAGCCAACTTCAGGTAGAAGCTTCCCAGTTCAAGGCATAGGAGGAGTTTATTCAAAGAACGGAGATAAGGTTTTTGTAAAGCCTGTCTTAGATGAAAAGGCTGCATTGGCTGAAATGAGAGCTACTCAAATTGCTCGTGAAGTACATGGATTAAATGCTCCAAACCAAAAAATTGTAGTTATGAGAGACCCTTCAGATCCAACAGGCAAGCGTAAACTTCTTGCACTTGAATCAAAGTATGACGAAGCATTTGCAAAGCAAGATGGTAAATTTGACGAAGACCAATATTTTAGACAGCTAACAGCTTCAGCATTACGTGGAGACAAAGACCTAGGAAGAGGAAATCTATCAGGTAATGTTCTAGCGGATGTAGGTACAGCTGGAGTTTTTGCAACCGCCTCTGGTGTTAGAGATTACTCTGCAACAATGCCATCATTTAAAGATCAAGCTGTAATTAATTTGTTGGGTAAAAAAGGAAGCTCTGCAAAAAGATTCTTTGCAGAATCTACATTGGATATACCAAAGGGAATGACTGCAGAACAGTATAATGATCGCATGCTTAAAGAGATCAACGATGCTTTGCCTAAGCTCAAGCAAACTGTTGCAACTTTCCCTGATTTAACTGCAGAAGAAAGAATTATATATCATGCAATGATTAAAAGACTTTCTGATGCAAGAAAGCCAAATGCAAATTATGCAGATCTACATGGCATACATTCTGCAGTACAAATATCTGAGCCAAAATCACTCACTCCTGCAGCAATTGCTAAAATGATTGCAGCAGATGAATTAAAGCGCAGACAGTCTGGACATTCAGTAAGCTTATCAGACGCTAGCTTTAAAACAGCTAGTAACGGATTTGCAATTGGTGGATTAATCGGCAATGTGCTTAAGGGCAGGGCAATGCATAGAATTGGTGCAGGCTTTGGACCAACAGGGGCACCTAAGCCAAGCATGTATGAGTCAGCTCCCTGGGGAGTAAATTCATTATCTATTGAAATGGCTGACAAACTATTTGCAAATACAGGGCTAAGAAAGCACACTCAAAAATTATTTTACGATAAGTTTGCAGCAGCATTAGCAAAAGAAAAACCTTACGGATATGTAAAAATGCCAGATGGTACATTAAAGAACGGACTTGAGCCAGACGTATTAGATTCCGTTATAAGATCAGCAGCATCAGATTTAATCGGGGATAGAAATGTATTAAAGCAATTATCTCCAATTGATAAAGACATCTTAAGGCAAAAGTATCTGAACTGGGATTCTAAAAAAGATACTCCACTTACAGATTCTTTAAAGAAAATAATATTTAGTTTAGAGGGCAGAGAAAAGGGAGGACCAGTAAATGCTGGACAAGCATATGTAGTTGGAGAAAAAGGACCTGAGCTATTTGTTCCTAGAAATTCAGGCGGAATTGTTCCTAATAAAGCTACAATGGCACAAGGATATAACACAGGTGGATTCATTAAGATGATGCTTATGCAGATGCTTGGTTATCAGGGCGGAATGACTTTAGGAAAGATGAGCGGAATTCCTGGCGGAGATATTATTGGTGGAATGTTAGGTGGTATGCTAGGCATGGGCTCAATGGGTGGCGGAGGAAAACAAACTCCTATGACATCAAAGAGTAAATGGACAGCTCCTATGGGTGCAACAACCCCAGGAGCAAAAGTTCCATTTGCAGATGGACTTAAAGAGACAAAGAATTTAACTGCATACGGAACCAGACTAGAAGCACTTTCTAATAGCACAAATAAGTTTGCCAAGTTTGGAGGCTTTGCACTCAAAGCTGTAACTAGATTAAACCTTGCAGTAGGACTTGGTGCAACAGCAATATATCTTGCAAATAAAAGATGGCAAGATCATAGAGAGCATCTTAGAATTGGCGCACTTCAATATGGCCTAACAGAAGAAGCTGCTAAAAAAGCAGGCCTTAAATTTACTGACTATAGCTCAAAGCTTGCAGATACAGCGGCAAACATAAAAGCATTAAGAGAAAAGAATCAACTTCTTTATGAGAGCATGCAACTTGCTGGAACCCCAATAAAGCTTACAATCGAAGAATACAAAAAATTGAGAGCAGAAGTTAAATCTTCCTATGCAGATCAAATTAAATTAATTAATCAGACTAAGGGTGACGGAAATACAAAGAAGCTTGCAATGGACCTAAAGGTTCAATTAATGGCTGCGGGAATGTCTGCAGAAGAGGCAACTAAGAAAATTTGGGCAATGTTTAAAATGTCTGAAAAAGCTAAAGATGCTGGAGCGTTTACATTAGGAAACGCAGGATTTAATAAAATTGAAACAAAGCAAGACGCTGCAGCAAATGCAGTAGCAAGATATAGAACGGCAGCAGCGGAAGGCGGAGTAGAAGGAGCTAACCAGGTAAACACTGGACTAACAGCAATTGATACAGGAATACAAGACTTAATTGATAAGAGCAAGGCGGAAAATAAAAAAGATAAAAGCAAGCCAATACTAACTCAATACGAAGCTCAAGAAAAATTAATGAAGAGGCTTAATGCCCTAGAGTCTTCAAAGATTAAGCTTACTGCAGCAACTAGAGCGGAAATGATTAAGCAAAACCCTGCTCTTGAAAAGGTACTCAATCCAGCAGACACACTTGTAAGCTTGTTTGAAAAAATGAATCTCGCATCTAAAGGATTCACTGGCAACCTTTCAGAGCTTGGCTCTGAGGCTGTATCGGCTTTATCTAGAGTTGCAGATGTTGCTGCTGCAACAATTGAATCACAGAATAAAAATGGAGCATTAAAAACACAGTATGCCGAGCTAGGAAGACTGGAAAGTCGATATAAATCATTGGCTCAAGCGGCTAAGGGACAATCTGTTGCACAGCAAATAAGCACAAGAGATCAGTTAAAGGGATTGCAAAAGCAAATTGATGCAAACAATAAGCTTGCAGACTCAAGACTAAAAGCACTTGATGCTGCAAAACAAGAAGGCGACCTAGCAAATGAAATTGCTAAAAAGAAAATTGAGTACGACTCTGCAATAGCAAGAGGAGATACAGCTACCGCTCAACAAGCAGGTCTAGATGTAAAGCAGCTTGAGTCAACAATGCAATACAACTCACAGAAAAAATCAATTGAAGATTCTAGAGATAGAATTAATGCAAAAATTCAACTTAAGATTGATGGAATTAACGATGCACAAGAAAAGCTGGGAGACAAAGCCAACCTAGCTGGAGAACAGCTTACAAAGCTTGCAACTACAATTGAAACAAAGAGACAAAAAATTGAAGACTATAATAAAGCAATGCTAACTCTTACACTAAATGCACTTGCGCTAAACAAAACAGTTGATCAATATATTAAAGATACAAAAGCTGGAAAGGGCGATGCAGCAAGTCTTCTAACAACTGGCAAAGCAGTTGGCGCTTACAAGGGAGATCTTAAGGGAATAGATGTCGGAGCAGAAGCAAAGAAGCTAATGGGCGAAACCTCATCTGGAATTGCGGCAGCATTATCTTCAAAGGGAATCGACATGAAGGGTGGAGACATTCTTATTAACAACAAGAAGGTTGATTTTAAGAATGAATCAAAAAATACAGAATTTAAAGCATCTGTGTCACACCCAGGAGTACAATCTAAAACTTTTGGCAAGGGTCCTAAAGCCAAAACAATAATGACAGTAGACTCAATGTCATTACACGCACAAGGTATTGATGCTTCAATAGGAAGTGTATTTACACAAGGAACTCAAAAATACAAGATTACTGGGGTAGATAACGCCTACCTTAGAACCATGAGAGTAGAAAAAGCTGGTTACGGAACAACAAAGCTTAATCCAAATATTCCTACAATCGTAGGAGATCGTGGCCCAGAAATGGCGTTTGGCGGAATGGTTATTCCTAACATGTCTAAGATTCCATTTGCTTCCCCAAGATACGATGTAAACCAAGCTGCAAAGATGTTTGAGCCAATGCAGCAAAGCAACAAAGCTGGTGTAATTAATCTTACTCAAAACATATACCCATCTGAAGGAATGAATACAGATGCATTTGTTAGACAAGTTGTTTCAATGACAAAGCAAGCTATTGGACAAGATAGTAAACTAAATGCTAAAATGGTAGGAAACCCAATGAATGTGAGTATTAAAACATGACAATGACTTTGCCAGTAGGATCAGTTCTATACCTTGATACCTCTTTAACAGATACCCCAACTTGGGTTAAGCTTTCAGAACATAATAGGTCACCAATTTCAATTGATACTGAGAGGATTGAAAAGACTCAAAGAATGTCTGGCGGGACACTTAGAAAAGTATGGATTGCTGATAAGAAAACTATAAATACTAGTTGGAGCATGCTGCCAACAAATGACGCCATGACTGTTGATGGCGGATATGGAGCGGCTTCTATTAGAGCGTTTTATCATGGAGACAAGGGAAAGAATACATTTAAGGTAAAGATATCATACAATGGAGTTGCGGCTAGAGACGAGATACTATTAATGTCATTTACATCATGTTCATTTACCGTGGTTAAGAGAAATGTAAAAGAAAAGACTGCTGATTCTCCACAAGAATTTTGGGATGTTTCTATAGGCCTGGAAGAAGTATAATGTTAACAGCAGCACCTGAAACAATAACTACTCTAAATCAATCTCAATCAATATCTATGCAAAATGGATGCTGGGTTGAATATAATATGAATGCATTGATTGATGGGGCAAAGATTGATGATCCAAACGGTGTACTCACTGTAACAAAAACAGACCAAACATCAGGATACACATACAAGCCATTTGAAAAGCTATTCCCAGTATCATCAATTCTTGATCCAAGAAGACCAAAATTTGCGGGAATTAAATATTTAATCCTAGATGACCCAAGCACAGCAAAAGATAAAGCTTCAGGAGTTATAGGTAAGTATAATACTGCAGCAAATTTTCCAGCTAGATTATATTTCTCTGGCTCTAAAATGGTTTATAAATACTGGGTAACTCCACAAGCAGCAGCGGGATCAACATCATTATCTAATTGCGTATTGACTGCAGTATACCCAGCAGGCAAAACTGCAGTTACAAATAAGATAGTAGTTAAATTTGAAACGTCACACTCAAAACCAGTTAATTGGTCTCTTAAATTAATAGGACTTACTGGGACTGAAGTTCCCGTGGTATCGAACATTACAGTCACAGATGACATGAAGGGCGTAGTAAACCTATACTGGAACGGAACAGCATGGACAACAACAGAATTTACAACTCCCTCTGCAGGAGTTGATTTAAGCGGACTTAAACTAGAAATATCTTCATTAGATACAGCAGGCGGGTTTGTGGGAGTAATAGAGCTATCACCTAGATATGTAGTAGATATCACAAGCAGATTAGTTTCAATGACTATAAACAAGTCTTCATCAGACGACGTATCTGGAATAATTCCAGTAGGAGATGTCACATCCAACTCTATATTCTTAGATATAAATGGATACGACAGAGCATACGAATCTTATGACAAAAGCGTAGCATTTAATAAAAACAAATTTAATTTATACAAAGACGTAATAATCAAGCCATTTGTAAAAATTGGATCAGACAAGATTAGTCTAGGCGTGTTTTACACAGAATCATTTTCAGTAAGCGAGTTTGGAGATATCAGCCTAACAGGTCTTGATGGAGCCAAAGAGCTACAGTACATTAAGCCACCAGATATTGTTTGCAACGATATGACATCGGTTGCTATTATAAGAAGGCTGCTAGATTCAGTTGGGTTTACTAATTATAACTTTAACCTTACGACTACAGATACAACTGTTATAACACCATATCACTGGTATACAGATAATAGCAAGACGGTATGGCAACACATACAAGATCTTTGTAAAGACACACAGATGATAGCAACGTTTGACGAATTTGATGTTTTACAATTTTACCCAAGAGACTATATATTTAAAGCAGACAAGCAAACTAGCTTTAAACTAAGAGACAGAAATATAGGATCTAATCTTGCAAATATTTCTTCTATTTCAATTGAAAATGTTCCATCAGTTAAAGCCGTTAAGATAGTTTACACACCTCAGCTTGTAAGTTCATACAGAGGAACAGGAGAAAATTTATATGATGCCCCAGTCATAACACTAGGAGCATCTGCTATAGTAAATAACATTCTGCCAACACAGCCGTCTTATACAAACAACTCAGGAGAGGTTGCAAGCAAGGGAATAGTCTCTTGTGAACCAGTAGTAATTTCTGGACTAGGTTCAGCTCAATATACATTTAGCGGGTATCTTGTTATAGAAAAAGAAATAATAGAATATGATGCCATAGAATACAGCTACACAGAGATAGGCACTGGAACTACAAAGTATAAGTGGATAGCAACAGATTCCGATGTTGCTAAATTTCAGGGGCTTGCTACTCCATCATCATTTAAACCAACTAACAATTATAGAATTAAAACAAGAAATGCATTCGGTGTACTTGGTCCAGTAACCGCTTCTTATACACAAGCAGCAATGGATAAAGACATGACACACCTTTTAGGAAACTCCGATGACGGCTGGACACAAAAAGAATGGAACTCGGAGACTGGAGTGTTTACAGATAGTCCAGGATCAATGTTAACCACAAGCATTCCTCAATATGATCCAAAAGGCTCAGATGGGCAAAGACTTTTATATAATGGTGTTTCTAGATCTATGGCTACAATATTTGCTAAAGACGTTAAGTACGTGCCAAGCCCTGATCCAGCAAAACCAACTGATGACAAATACATTCCAAATAAAATATATAAAATTGCAACAGCTGAAGCTCAGTATAACTCTAGCCCTGATAAAGCATTTGTAATTGGCGCCAATATGTATTTTCCATTAATGGTAGATAAAGATACAAAGAAGCAAACGGGCAACCAGATGACAATTGCTGGAATTGCATTTTCATTAAGCGCAGATAATAAAAGCGGCTACCTACTGTCTATTGGAACTTCTCAGAATAACAACGGAGATAAGACATACAGAGATGTTAATTTCTATAAGATAGTTGCTGGCAAGCCTGTGGCCATGATAACAAGCCAAAAAGACGCAGACGGAACTATTATAACAAACATAAATGGCGGAGATTTATATAAGGTTGAAATTAAAGCAATGACTATTATGAATGGCTCTACAGAAAATAGAGTATTTAAAATTTCATTAAATGGAAAGATAATAGGAGTTACAGATTCTTCACCACTTACCCTTACAAATAAAATAGGAATAGCCTCACTACAGGGAACAACATCATTCGATTATGTTTACACAGCAAGCCTTACAAAAGAAGAATTTGGAGCCACTACTTCATTTGATGCTTATGCAGGATTTCTTTCAACCAACTCGTCCATGGTAAAATCATTTAGCGATTTTATATTTAATAAGAGTGATAAGCCAAAGACAGATGTATGGCTAAGGGAGTTCGGTCCAGTCGCCCGTGAGCTAAGAAGAATAACTGGAAGATACACAAACTCTCCAGGCTATCCCCTATATCCAGTAATAGTTCAAAACAATGACGTAACCCTAGTAGGATCTTCCCTTGACCCATTTACAATGGATGTATTTGTTATGAATAATACTGGAACGTTTACCGACCTTGCCAATGGCCAGCAAAAATCATTTGTTATTGTGGGTAATCAAATAACCCCATCAGACTCATTTGAATACATTGACCCTAAGCTTACCGATGCAGATAGGGCGGAAGAAATTGCATTTGATTCCCTATGGATACAAAAAGAAACAGAGGCAGCCAAGCTATCTGAATGGATTACAAAACAATGGGCTAAGCAACAAAGGGTTGTCAGCATAGAGACATTTATTAATCCTTTAATACAGATAGGCGATGTAGTTGAAATATCATATCCTAAAAACCAGCTTTATTCCTCAGAAGACGTAAACCCCCCATACCCAGTAGGGAAATATGTTGTTCTCACAGTAGAAAATAGCTATGACGACCAAAGCGCACCTGTTACAAATTTAATGTGCAGATCGATTTATACTGGATGAAATGGTAGAATGTTAATATGAGCAACCAAAAACAACAGGCAGCTAAATCACCTAAAGCCAAGAAGTTATTATTATTTCCAGGAGATAAGCTTATAGAGGTCCTTAACCCAGACCTGTATCTAATTGTAGATCCGTCTACTTTAACTCAAGCAGAGATTCAAGGAATCCAAGATGATATAGAAGACTTCTTGGATGATGTTGAGGAAGAAATTGAAGATGACCCACTTGCTGGTCTTGGTGCTCCAAACCTAGAGGATATAACTTTAATAAGTAAAACGCTTGTAACAGATGGAAATAAAAATCAATACGTAGAATTTAAATTTAATGTAAAAAATCATGTCGGAGCAGAAGTAGTAGGAGTAAATGGATATGGACAATAAATTGTTGTTACAAGGAGAGTACCGCTTTTATGAAGACGGGAAAGAAATTTATAGATCTAAAAACATTCTCACCAAGTTTGGTAAGAGATATATAACCCAGTACCTGGCGGGGCAAGCAACAACAAACAATAAAGACATAGCTGTTGGAATAGGCTCAACCGTTGCATCAGAAAACAATACAGGATTAGATTTTGAATTTTATAGATCGCAGGTAAATATTTCAAGTGTTGATATACAGACAAGCACAACATCAGGATTAAGCACCTATGGGGTTGTTTACAAAACAACCCTACCAGTAGATGTTTCTGGAATTGTTTCTGAAATTGGTTTATTCCCAAGTGTCACACTTGGGTCAACAGACTATGCAAGCAAATCTATATCAACATTTTCAGATTATCAGCAATGGACAAATGATGACGGATCCTATTCAACAGCAGTTACTTCTCCAACTCCAAGAATTGGAGCAAATCATTTATCATTAACAGCAGCAGCTTCAAATAGTAAACAGTATTCATCCAGCATAGATATAGACATAAATGGGTATAGTCCAAATGACAGTCTTACACTTGCATATGTTCAAAGCGATTTAAATCTAGACTATGTATTTGTTAGATTCTATAGCTCTTCTACTAATTATTATGAAATCAGATATGCTGGAGACCCAGCAATTGGAAGCAAGATTAAACAATTAACTTTAAACAACCTGTACTCAAGTGGGTTTGGCGCTGGAACTCCAGACAAATCTTCAATAATTAAAGTATCGGTTGGAGCAAAAGCAAAATCTTCAGGCTCAACAAATGTATTATTTGATGGGCTTAGAATTAATGATGAAGATTCATTTAGATCAGATTATGGTCTTATTAGCAGATCTGTTCTTACAGACCCAATAAGAAAATCAATCGGAAGACAGATGGATATAGAATACAGATTAGGGTTAAACTTCTAAAATGCCAACAACAGCTTCTTGGAAAGGATATACTCCGCCAGATTTACAGACTACTCCAACAGCATCTGCTGAAGCTGCCAAAACTGCACCTACAGGATCTTACGATAAAATAATTAGACTTCCTCTTGTTAAAGACAAGAAGTACAGATTTTGGTTTACATACTTATATGAAGATGCAGAAACAAAAGAATTAACTGAAGGTCAGCGCTCTCCAGTCATAGAGCTTGGATTTGATATACCAAACCTTACTAAGCCAGTTATTAATTTAAGTGTTACTCAAGGATATAGAGCCTACTCAGTTAAATTTGATATGGATCCTCTAAGCGTACAAGAAGATGTTGTTATTTTCGAAAGCCTATCTGCTGACTTTTCAAATCCATATATTGTTTACGTAGGAACTTCTACAAACGTAACAATACAGACGGGAAGTACCGCACAAAGATGGATTAAGGTTGTAGTTAGAGATAAGTGGCTTGATACAAATAGATCTGAATCTGCCATACTAACAGTTACACCATTAAATCCAGATCCCGATACTACCTTTACTGTTGCAAATCCAACAACTACTTCAGCTTCAGCATCAATTGATCCAAAAGATTTAAGTGGATTTAGCGTAGTATCAAATTTAACTTGGGCCGTATCAACAGACACTAAGACAGCAGGATATGCAATAAGATGGTCAACAACTAACCCTTCAACAGGTACGCCTCTATGGGAGTACGCTTCAGTTGATGGCAGAACAACAAATACCTTTACCGCAACAGGATTAATTCCAAATACGACATACTACTACCAAGTCGCTGGCGTTACGCCATATGACGTCGTTAACTGGACTGGAGCAGCAACAAGTACATTTATAGCATCAGATGCAGACGGCACTGCTGTAGGAGCACTAGCAAGACTTAAATCTTTTATAGCAATTGGAGGAGCCACACAAGACCTATTTAAGATAGGAACTGGAATTGCTCAAAGCATTAATTTAAATACAGGGCCTTTGGCAAACCCAACATTAACAGCGGGAACCTACCATGGCATAATATTAAACAAATCAACAACCAATGTTGGAAATAACTTCTGGCTAACTACTGGACAGTTTAGGGTTGGTAATTCGACAGAGTTTATGTACTGGAATGGAACAGATTTAAATCTTACTGGAAATATTGAAGCAACTGGTGGAAAATTTACAGGTAACGTTCAGCTTGCAATTCCAACAGGAGGCACTACAAGCGGAAGCCTTTATGCAGGAGCATCCGCAACATCAGGAGCTCGCTTAAGATTAAATAACGAAGGCTTATTTGCATATAACGGACTAGTCACAGATGCAACAGTTGCAATTACAAAAGACGGAACCATTGATGCCCGCAAGGGATTTATCGGAGGATGGACAATTGATGGAAGTGCACAAACTGTAGGAACTATTTCAAAAAATAATACTATACTAGACAGCAACGGTAACATATCAGTTGGAGATAAAACTGGAACATTAGGATCTGCGGTTAGACTCAGCGCAACAGATCCAACTTATCGAATTTGGGTTGGCTCTACATCATCATCAAATGCTCCTTTCAGAGTTTCTACAACTGGAGTTCTAACAGCAGCTGGAGCAATATTTACAGGCTCTCCACAAATTGAGGGCTATGCAAAAACATCAGATCTAACAACTCTAAGCACATCTTTAAGTACTTCGGTTGGAGCAAAGAATGCTACATTTGCACAAGCAACTACACCTACTGCAACAAAGGTAGGAGACATATGGATCGATACTGGTCAGGGCAATATAATAAAAACTTGGACAGGATCTGTATGGACACAAAGAACTGATACTTCATATGCAACCAAAACAGCTTTAGACACAAAGCTAACTGCAGGTGGATATCTTGTTGCTAATGCTCAAAATCAAGTTACATCTATAACAGCTAATGGTATTACAATAACTTCAACAGGGTTTAAGATAAATACAGATACTACAGCTACAGCAGGTGCAAATATGGTTATATTAAATAGCCAAGGCATTGCTTCGTATAACAGCGCTGGAGCAGTAATGTTTTCAATCAACTCCAATGGAAACGCAGAATTTAAGGGTAACATTTCTGGAGCATCAGGAACATTTAGCGGAAGAGTAGCAATCAATACTTCTTCAGACACTGCTGCTTATTTTGATTCAGCAGGAAGTCTTGGCGGAGTTACTGCTGGACTAGTGGTTGGCTCAATTGGTTTTAAGAACACCTCTATTGGAGGATGGACATCTCATTGTTATCCATACATGCCAGGTGCCCCGAACATTGATTTAGGAACAAGAACTTACAGATGGAATGACGTAAGAATCAGCGGAAACGTAATGGTTGGTCACAACGGCTCCGATAATGATGACAACGGAACCACAGTAAAAACTAAACTACTTTCTGGCGGAAATATATACGCTAATACATTAGGTACGGCAACTACCGCAAACTTTATAACACAGTCAAGCGGATTTTTAAGAGTAAACACATCTTCAAGTAGAAGGTACAAAACTGATATTGTTGATATAGATACCATAGACGCATTGAATCCAGAAAATCTATTAAGTATTCCAGTTAGAGCTTTTAGGTATAACGCAGAGCATCTTTCAGAATCTGATCAAAGGTCTGGAGTTCTGATGCCTGGATTTATAGCAGAAGAAGTTGAATCAGTATATCCTTCAGCGGTAGATTATAATGACGATGGGCTTCCAGAGAGATGGAACACCAACATTATAATTCCAGGAATGCTTTCCCTAATACAAAAACAAAGCCTGGAGATCAGTAATTTAAAACAAAGACTTGACGCTATAGGTGCTTAATGGTATCCTTAATCTAAATAGAAAAGGAATAAAATGGATAAAGTAGAACTAGTAGTACAGGCATTACAACAAAGAATTGGTGAGATCGTCTCACAATATGAGACTCATATTGCTGTTCTTCGTGCTGAGATTACTCAGCTAACAATAAGAATTCAAGAAATGGAAGCTCCAAAGGAGCAACCAAAGGAGTAAAAATGGTACAACTTACACCAACCAAGATATCAGCAGGAGATCCAGTAACCTCTGATTTGATTGCTGCAATGATTCAAAATATAAATCTCCTTGCAGCACCTACAGCACCTACTGTTATTAATATAGAAAACGCTGGTGCCAAGACTCCACCAGCCGCAGTATCTTCTACAATAGTTGCTATTGCAGGAAGTAAGGCAATAAAGTCGGCAGGCGCTGGTACTACAACTACGGTATCTTTTGGAAAGGGTGTTGAATTTACTTCAACTCCTAATGTGTGGGTTCAGATAAATACAATTGGACAAACTTCTCCATCCTGGGCAAACTCACAAGTTTTTCCACAAATAGAAAGCGTAACCTCAACAAGTGCAGTCATTAGATTTAGAACTGCTACTGCAAACACTACAGTTAAATATACATTGTTTGCTGCAGGAACATTAGTTACAAAATAGCCTCTTGACAAGCTAGGCCAATATGTTACAATAAATGTAACATCAAAGTCACGTACCCGTGACTTTTTTACGTATTAAGGTAGACAATGAGCAACGATTTAAAATGGATGCTTTCATCCGATCAGCAGTTCCCGTATCAAGATGATAAGATGATTGCCCTATGGTTTAAAGTAATGAAATGGTTTAAGCCAGACGTTGTTGATTACCTAGGCGATACAGATGATCAGGCGTGTTATAGCAAGTATACAGAAGGAAGATCTGCAGAGTTCTTAAATTATCATAAGACTGAAAGCGGAGATTTAATTGTTCCAATGATGCGTCATGAAGCAAAGGGCGCTAGAGATTTCTATGCAAAGACAAGAGAGATGCTTCCAGATGCTCAACTGTTTTCTGCATTAGGCAACCATGACATTAGAGTCTTTAATTATGTAGATGCCAAGCTTCCAGAGTATATCAGTGAGGTTACACCAGAATCTTTATGGAGCCTAGACTCTTTGGGGTATGAATATATTTATTATAATGAACTACCTAAGCGACGCTTTGGAGACATACACGTACACCACGGTATTTCAATTGCAGCTACAGGATCAGTTAGAAAAGATGTAGAAGACCTACAGGTTTCTTTGATTCGTGGACACTCACACAGAATTGCTTCCCATATGGTAACATATGAACTTAGAAACAACGGCGAAGGAGAAACACTTCGTGGATATGAAATCGGCCATATGTGTGATGAAAAGAGTGATGGAATGAAATACAGTCAGCACCACGACTGGCAAAAGGGATTTGCGGTAGCACATATTGTCAACGACTATCCTCATATTCAAATGATTCATATTGCACCAGACTACTCTTGCGTTGTAGATGGAAAGTTGTTTACTTTATAATGTGGTGTGGAAAATGCAGCGGTAGAGTTTTTGTAGATAGAGTTTTTTCTCAGAAACTACATATGGAATTATTCTGTATCATGTGCGGCAAACGCTGGATGTGCAATAAAGAAACGAGTGCTTTCGGGAAATGGCTAGATCAAAAAGAGACAGCAAACCAAAAGTTTTACGGTATTTCTTCTTAAACGATAAAATACACAAGGTGCTAAGCTCATCTAGATCCAAGGATGAGATAGTTGCTTGGTGCTACCCAGATAAAAAAAGAGTTATGTATCCATACTCCCAAGTTAAAAAGAATATGGAGACGGCATATACAATCGTACAAGTATCTGCTATGCTGAATAAACATAGAGTTACAATACAGGATTATATTTTAGAGGGTAAAGTAATTACTCCAACTAAAATATATCCAATAGGAGAACCAGACAGCCAGTACTGGTCTAAGTATATGTTTAATCAAAAGAACATACTTGACATACATCAGCATATATTAGACTCAGGGCATTCTTCTGATCTTCCTTCAAAGGCAGAATTATTGGGGCTTCTCAAAAACAACTTTATATTGTATACTAAGACAGACGAGGGAAAATTTGTACCTGTATGGAAGGCGGAGTAATGAATTATTGTGAGGAATGCGGTAGGGATTTAGGTAAAAAGGCTAAGGTGTATCCAGTTATTATGGAGCCAGATGTTTTTGCTATTTGTGTTAAGTGTATTAATAAGTTTGAGTTCACTCCAATCTGGAAGGCGGAGTAATGGCTGAAATGGCACGGTACACACTTGAGACTGGCGCTGCAAAAAAGCGTAAGCGTGAAGCAGAAGTCGAGTACTGGAATTCTTTAAACGGTCCAGTTGTTGTTACCAAAGTTGTTGGTGACAAAGATGGCAAGTAGCCGAATAGTAATATGCCCTGAATGCAATAAAGAACTTGAAGTACGATCTGATTTTGCACACATAACATTATCTAACCATATTAAGAAGGAGCACAAGTGACAACGAAGGTAAAGGTTGACCTATCATTTACTAGAAATCTAGGAAACTATGAGAGCATTAAAATTGGAATAGGCGTTGAAGACGATGTCCGCCAAGGTGAGACGGTTGATGCTGCAACAGAAAGAGTATATGCTTTTGTTGAAAACAAACTTATTGAAAAGACGCAAGAAGTAGAAGAAGAGCTAAAGCGTGGCAAATAGCAAAGAGCCTTATATCCTTTTGACTCTGTATCAGAATCTATATAAGGATAAATACAATAAGGCTGTGACAATTAATAAGTTCCGTGAAAAGTGGGCTATGCAAGATGTCATTGATAGTGTAGGATATACTCGTGCAAAAGAATTACTAGAGTATTATTTTGGGCTAACTAAGAATGGGCACCCACTTCAATTCTTCTTTTATAATTTTGACAAGATGGATTTAGTAAAGACTGAGATTGAAAAGGATAAAGAAAAGCGTCGTTTGTTACTGGAAGAAACGAAGAAGATGGTAGAGCAAGGCGGAATAGAATGAATACAGAAGCAACATTAATATCTGCTGTATGTAAGAATAAAGATATCAGTACGCTACTAGCAGACAATGTAGACGATCTATTCACCTCCCATAAAGATATTTGGGAAGGCCTAAAGTCATATTATTATAAGTTTAAGGCTGTCCCAGAAGTTGGGATCCTTCAGGAAAAGTTTAAAGACTTTGAGCCAGTAGAAACAAAAGCAGAGACTGGTTATTATTTAGACACACTTAAGAATGAATTTTTGTCTGCAAAGCTAAAGAACATTTTATTGAAAAGCGGCTCAGCATTAAAAGAAGATGCAGCTTCAAGAGTATTAGAACAAATGCAAAGCCAACTTGCTGGGCTAAGCCGATTTACTAATAACGTAAGAGACTTAGATATTACAGATGCGGATGCTGCAATTAGGCATATGGAGTTGCTTCGTGTTAGGTCTGCCGAAATGGGTGGTTCTCCAGGCATCAAGACGGGCTTTGAGGCCATAGATTTGGCATACCCAACAGGCATGGCCCCAGGACACCTAATCGTCGCTATCGGCTGGCCAGGGCGTGGTAAGACATGGTTTACTTCATACCTTGCCTGTAAAGCCTGGGAACAAGGATTTAAGCCAATGATTGTTTCCCTTGAAATGTCTCCAGAGAATATGCGTGACCGTATTTATACTATGCTAGGCTCTGGATTATTTAAAGCTTCTGATTTTTCAAAGGGTGATATTAATATAGATGACTTCCGTTCGTGGTCACAGAAGAAGTTCGAAAACAAGAACAGCTTTATTTTGATTTCAAACGAAGGAAATACTGAAGTTACTCCAGCAACTATTCAAGGCAAGATAGATCAGCATAAGCCAGACTTAGTTATTCTTGATTACCATCAATTGTTTAATGATAACAAGCGAAGCAATTCTGAAGTTGAGCGTAACCGAAATGTCTCTCGTGAATTTAAGATGCTGGCAGTATCTAACAATATTCCAATTATTGATATTACTGCTGCTACTGCAGACGATGTGTCAGATCAAGACAATCCTCCTATGATGTCTCAAGTAGCTTGGTCAAAGGCAATTGAATATGATGCCGATATGGCTATGGCAGTGCATCGATATCCAGGAACTAACATGATTGAGATTGTTTCACGCAAGAATCGACATGGACACGAGTTTGGTTTATACTTAGATTGGGATATCAACAGGGGTATCGTCAAAGAGATTTATGAGAATCCATTCCAAAATAATGAATCACAAACCGATAAAAAGATTTCAAGTTAGAGTTGAATTTCTAGACGACTCTGATATGGTTCGTATTAAGCATCAATATGAAAGTATGCTTACGCACCAGATGAGAGATAAGGGATATCTTAGGGTACTTGACATAGATACTAACTTTTCGGTAGAATTTGACGGTACAACATGGGTGTTCTTAATGACACTCTATGGAACATATGTGGGAAAGAGGAAGGCATGGCACTCAGAAGCAATTACGCAAGGAAAGCTGATTCCACGCAGTACGCTGTCTCGCAAGTAAAAGCAATTGTAAAAGCTCTAGGGCTACACGAAACTTCAGAGGCAAACAATAACCTATTATTGTATTGCCCGTTTCATTCTAATAGACATACGGCAAGCTTTAGCATTAGTTGTGAGAACGGAGCGTGGCTCTGCTACAACCCAGCATGCGGAGAGTCTGGAAACCTTGTTGAGTTAGTTAAAAGAATCTTGCACAAGAATGATTTTGAGGCCCTTAGATTTATCGGGTCTAAGCAAAACGAAGCTCTAGAAAACTTTGACGAATTGCTATCTGGGCTAATGGAAGAGAAACCAGACTTTGAAGAGTTCCCACAAGAGACTCTTGATAAACTATACTCTGAGATTTCTTCAGCGGAAGAAGGCAAAGATTATTTTAAGTCTAGGGGCATAGAGTCACAATCAATTATTGATTTTAATCTAGGATACTCAAAGAATATGGGGATGGTTACTGTACCAGTTCACAGCCCAGACGGAATTGCAATTGGAATTGTTGGCAGATCTATCGAAGGAAAATCTTTTAAGAATAGTACAAATTTGCCTAAAAGCAAAACGATGTTTAATATACATCGTGCTAAAAAAATTGGCAGTAATGTCATAGTAGTAGAGTCCAGCTTTGATGCAATCCGTGTGCATCAGGCTGGCTTTCCTAATGTTGTAGCCACTCTTGGAGGATCTCTGTCCTCAGAGCAGCAAAGGCTACTAAATAAATATTTCAGCACAATTGTAATAATGACTGATGCTGATGAGGCTGGGCGTGAGCTTGGTCTAAGTATTGCAAATAGATTAAATACAAAAGACATCTTGTGGGCTTCCTATGACTATGGTAAGATATACCCTCATGACGCAAAAGATGTAGGAGATATGACGGATCAGGAAATACAGCAATGTATAAAAAATTCTGTTTCTCATATTGAATATGTCAGTTGGTAATGCTATACTAATAACACAGATGGATTTATACCATCAACTATAAACTAAGGAGATACAATGGGTATCGTTAAAGGACTAAAAGGCCTAAATAAGGTTATGGATGCACCGCAACACTCAAGCGGAGATGGAGTGAAGGCTCGTTGGGCCAAGTTAGAAGATGCAGAAAGCGTGAAGGTTCGTTTCCTTCAAGAGCTTGATCCAGATTCTCCAACATACAACGAAAAGAATGGCTTAGGCTTTATTGCCGTAGAGCACACAAATCCAAAAGACTATCGCCGTAAGGCTTTATGTTCTATGGAGGATCAAGGTAAGTGTTACGGATGTGAACAGCATCGTAAGGACTATAAGGCTGGGTGGAAAGGTCGTTCACGACTTTATACAAACGTTCTTATTGATGACGGCAAAGAAGATCCATACGTGGCAATTCTTTCTCAAGGTTCAAGCGGAAAGACAATTACACCTACACTAATTGAATACGCAGGAGAAATGGGTTCAATCACAAATCTAATGTGGCGTATCAAACGTTCAGGAACAAAGACGGACACAAGTTATACAATCATCCCACTCGCAAAAGATGAAACACCATTTGATTCATCATCACTCGAACTGTACGATTTGGAAACAACTGCAGTTCGTGACCTACCTTACACAGAGCAAGAAGCATTTTTTGCTGGTGAAGGCGGACACACAGAAGAAGCTTCTGCATCAAGCAGCAGCGTAGACTGGTAAATTAATTAGTTAGGGGCAGTCTATTGACTGCCCCTATTCTATTTAGTAGACTGTCAATATGAACACATACGAGATACCAGATCCATTTGAGACATTTGTTTCAAATAAGTATAAAAATTATGTAGGTGCAGTATACGATTTCTTTGCTAGAGAATGGCATATGAAATGTGGATGCTGTAAAGAAGATTTATATGCACCAACAAAAAAGATATTAACTAAAATTAGGTTATATCACACTAGAAATGAATGCTGTGGCGGATACTAATGAGCTTTGCACACCTACATGTTCACTCCTATTATTCATTAATGGATGGACTAAATTCACCTAAAGAATTATGCCAAGCAGCACTAGATGCTGGGCAAACTGCGATTGCAATTACAGACCATGGCACTCTCTCTTCACACAGAGATATGCAAATTGCCGCAAAGGAAACTGGCATTAAGCCAATTCTTGGTGTTGAGGCGTACATTTCTCCAACAGATAGGTTTGATAGATCCTCTAAAACAGACAAGTCTATTCAAGCCTATAACCATATTATTTTGCTAGCGAAAAATAAAAAGGGGTTGGAGAATATAAATATTCTACAAGAGCTAGCATGGAACGAAGGCTTTTATCACAAGCCTAGAATTGACAGAGAGGTTTTAAAAGAATATGCAGAAGGTATTATCGTATTGTCTGGCTGCCTTAACGGACTTATTAGTAAGGCTATTGAACGCCAGGAATTCTCGGAAGCGAAACTTATACTCCAAGATTTTAAGAAAACTTTTGGTGAAGACTTTTATATTGAGGTCCAATCTCATAATCCGCCAGAAATCAATTCAAAGCTTTTGGAGCTGGCTGACGAACTCAAGATAAAGGCGGTGGCAACTGGAGATGCTCACTTTGCTAAAGAAGAAGATAGAATATTAGAAGAAGCATTACTTATCCTATCAACATCTCCTAAGTTTGATAAAGATGCTGACTTTGATATGTCTAGAAATATGAAGGATATGTTAGATAGATTTAACTATCTTTATCCTGACCGTAGAATATCATTCCAAGATATGAATTTATTTATTCAAAGCCGTTCTGAGATAGAGGCAGACTTTAATAAGGCTGGAATTAATCGAACAGACATCTACGAGAATACAATGGAAATTGCAGACAAGGTAGGAGAATATGACTTCTATCAGAGCCTAGACCTTCTGCCAGTCCCAAAGACAGATGCCGATGAAAGACTAAGGGAGCTTGCTGAAAAGGGCTTAGAGAGCCTTCAGAAGGCTTCAGACCCTATTTATATGGACAGGCTTAACGAAGAGTTATCTATTATTGCTAAAAAGAATTTTGCATCTTATTTCCTAGTTGTCGGAGATATGATTAATTGGGCAAAAGAAAATGACATCCGTGTTGGCCCAGGCCGTGGTTCGGCAGCAGGCTCACTTGTGTGTTACGCACTTGGAATTACAGATGTAGATCCAATTGAATATAACCTTTTGTTTTTCAGATTTATTAATGAAGAACGTAATGACTTTCCAGATATTGATACTGACTTTGAAGATCGTCGTCGTAAAGAGGTTAAGGATTATTTAAAGAAAAAGTTTAAGCACGTCGCCTCTATTTCCACATACACTTATTTTAAAGATAAGGGCGTTGTAAGAGATGCTGCTCGTGTGTTTATGGTGCCACTTCAAGAAGTAAATCGTGCATTAAAAACTGTAGATACATTTGAAGACTTTATTGATTCTCCAAATACAAAAGAATTTAGAATGCGATACCCAGAAGTTGTGTGGCTGGCAGACAGACTACGTGGGCGTATTCGTTCAGTTGGAGTGCATGCTGCAGGTGTAGTTGTAGCAAAAGATGATCTAAGAAAGTTTGCACCAGTAGAGTCTCGTGAGGACTCACAAGACAAAGTTTCTGGGAGAATTCCTGTTGTTGCATACGATATGGATACAGTTGCTGATATCGGCCTAATTAAGTTAGATGCACTTGGTCTTAAGACATTGTCTGTAATATCTGACACACTGAAATCAATCAAGGAGAGAACAGGAAAAGAGATTGACCTTTCAAAACTTTCACTTGATGATCCAAAGGTTTATCAGATGCTAAGCGAAGGGTATACAAAGGGAGTTTTCCAAGCAGAAGCAACTCCATACACAAACCTATTGATTAAAATGGGTGTCGATAAGTTTGAAGATCTTGCCGCTTCAAATGCACTTGTAAGGCCAGGAGCTATGAATACTGTAGGCGCTGCCTATATTAATAGAAAAAATGGCAATGAGGCAGTTGACTTTAGCCACACTATTATGAAGCCGTTCACCGAGAACACATATGGTGTTATTATATATCAAGAGCAAGTTATGCAGGCATGCGTACACTTGGGAGGTATGACTTGGGCAGAGGCTGATAAGGTCCGCAAGATTATTGGAAAGAAGAAAGATGCAAAAGAGTTTGACCAGTTCAAGGATAAGTTTGTTACTGGGGCTTCAGAACACATTACTAAGAAAAAAGCAGAGGCGCTTTGGCACGACTTTGAAGCGCATGCTGGTTATTCTTTCAACCGTTCCCATGCTGTTGCTTACTCTATGCTTAGTTATTATACTGCTTGGCTTAAGTCCTATTATCCTCTTGAGTTCATGTTTTCAATTCTTAAAAACGAAAATGATAAAGACGCCAGAACAGAATATTTAATTGAGGCAAAAAGACTAGGTCTCAAGGTATTACTTCCACACGTTAACGAATCGGGACTTAATTTTTCTTTACAAAAAGATTCAATTAGATTTGGCCTATCTGAGATAAAATTTATTTCAGACAATATTGCAAACAAGATAATAGAAAGAAGACCTTACAGTGATTATGCTGACTTTATTGAGAAAGCATCGAAGAAAGGTTCTGGCATTAATAGCCGTGCTGTTACTGCTCTTAACTCCATCGGCGGTGCTGCGTTCCCTGATAACAAAAGGCAAGGAAATGAAAAAGACAACTACTACGAGTATTTAGGAATTCCAACATTTAATCTTGAGGGTATTCCTCCAAGAATTAAAGCGCAGGCAAGACCTATTAATGAGTTTGACGACCTGGGATCGTTTGTAATGTTTGGAATGGTAAAGTCTATCAAGCGAGGAAATGGCTGGGCCAGAGTAGAACTTGTAGATGAAAGCGGAACTGTTGGTCTATTTCATACCGAACAAACTCAAATTGAAACAAACCAGATGTATTTTATTTTGGTGGGGGACAATCGAATTGCAAGGTATGTTAAAGTTACCGACATAGATCCAAAGTCTAACGACCTATTTGTTGACTACCTATATAGGAAAGAATACGATTTAGAAGAAGATGAGTATATTGTAGTAAACTTTACTCCCTATACGACCAAAGCTGGAAAGCAGATGAGCCACCTAATCTTATCAAATAGAGATAAGGAGCTCACAAGAGCTATTGCATTCCCAGCAATGTATAAAATGACACTAGCTAAAATGCGTGAGGGAATGAAGTGCAAGGTAACATTATCTAAACTGGATGATGGAACATTAAGTATCAAGGAGATAAAATGACAGAAGAGATTAAGGTATCTACTGCCGAAGAAGTATTTGGAACATTAAGCGTACCAAAGATTTTAATTGCAGCAATACAAACGCTAGGGAAAATTGTAGTCCCAACCGATTTGTTTATAAACGCTGGAACAGAAGATCAAGAATTACAAGTTGATTACAACTCAGATGATCAAACATTTACATTTACACTAAAGGAATTAAATGAATCAGGATTCAATAACGACCAGCTCATTGAAAGTTTCGAGTAAAGACGTAGAACTAGTAACAGACTATGGACTTGATGTCCTTTCTGCGATTCTGCACGAGACTGCGATAGAAAAAGGATTTTGGAACAACCCAAAGAATTTTGATGTATTTGGAAACAAGCTTGCATTAGTTCATTCAGAAGTAACAGAAGTCCTTGAAGCAATTAGAAAGAATAAGGGATCCGAAGAAATTGTTGAAGAAATGGTTGATATTCTAATTAGAACCCTTGACCTGTATGCGTCTATGCGAAATGCTGGATTTGTATCTCATAGTTTAGATGAAATTCTATTTAAGAAAATGGAAATAAATAAGGCTCGTCCAGCACTTCACGGCAATTTATTTTAATGATATAATTGTACAAAAGAGAGAGAAAAAATGACTATAGCAATAGATGATATTCTAGCAGGACTAGATCCAAAAACAAGGGCAAGAGTAAAAGCCGCACAAGATGTAAAGGTTGAAAAGCAAAAGACGCCCAGCATTGGCCTTAATATGGCGCTTAAAGGCGGGCTTGGCTATGGTCGACAAGTTCTTGTTTGGGGAAATAAGTCTGCAGGAAAGTCTTCGTTTTGCTTACAGATGATTGCTCTTGCACAAAAAGAAGGAAAGACTTGCGCCTGGATTGATGCTGAAGCTTCATATGACCAGGCATGGGCAGAGATGCTAGGAGTAGATTCATCTTCCCTTATTTATTCTCCAGCAAAGACTGTTAACGACATGGTTGATGTTGCTACAAAACTTATGGATGCTGGAGTAGACATTATAGTTGTTGACTCAATATCTGCACTATTACCAGCAATTTATTTTGAAAAAGATGGAAATGAAATGAAGGATTTGCAAGACACCAAGCAAATCGGCGCTGAAGCAAAGGATATGACTCACGCAGTCAAGATGTTAAACTATGCAAACAAGAATACACTATTGGTACTCATCTCACAGCAAAGAAATCAATTTGGATCTATGCATGCTTCCCATATCCCAACAGGGGGAATGGCAGTCAAGTTCTTTTCTTCAACGGTCATTAAGTTATGGTCCTCAGAAGCTGAAGCAAATGCGATTAAGGCGGGCATTAAAGTTGGTGACAAGATCATTGAACAAAGAGTTGGCAGACCAGTCAATTGGATTATTGATTACAACAAGCTCGGCCCCCCTAACCTTTCAGGGCAATACGACTTCTATTACCAAGGAGAGTCCCTAGGGGTTGATCTGGTCGGAGAGACGCTTGATGTTGCAGAGATGGTCGGTGCAGTTGAAAAGGGTGGAGCTTGGTACACGGTAAATGGAGAAAGACTTCAGGGTCGTGCTAAAGCTGTGACTTATTTAAGAGATAACCCAGATGTAGTTGAAAAGCTTATTGAGGATATCAATGCCAAATCTTAATGAATTTTTAAACAAGACCACCATTGAGTCTGTTTCTCTTGATGACAGGGTTGAGGTTATACAGCAAATTAGACCCTGCTCAAAGTGCGATTTATATGTTGACTCTTATAACTTTAATAACCAAACAATGGAGATGAGTTGGGTATGTAAAGATGGACATGAGACAAGGTATAGTGTTGGGTAATGTCAGAAAGATCAGAAGTTAAAAGAGACGGCGCAAAAGCACAGAAGAATTCTGGGCGTGGAGATTATCAAAAGGGTGATGCACAATGGAAGCAGTTCCTTGTAGATTACAAAGAAGCAGGATCATCATTTACTCTAAACAAAGATAGCTGGGCAAAGATTTGTACAGATACCTTTAAAGTAAATAGAGATATGCATCCAGCACTAAAAATTATTATAGGAAAAGATTCAAAGGTTAGGTTAGGGATTATTGAATGGTCGATTTTAGAAGAACTTATACAGTTTTGGGAGGAAAATTATAATGGCTAAGCATACAGTTATTAATATTTTGTCTAAAGAAGAGTGTGAAGTATATGTAAATAAGATAGACTTGCTAAGTGAGCACTGGAGGAAAAGAGTTGTTGGACCTACACACCACTATACGTTAGGGACTGCAACATATCTTGATATAGAGCCATACGGAGATGTAACTGAAGAACGAATTAATTTAATTAAAGAAAGCAATAGTCTACTGCAAAAGAATTTTTCAACCCTATATAATAAGGTTTTGCATTATATAGAAAAAGAGTACGGTCCAGCCGAGCTAGTTGTAGATGGTCCCATCCCAGGATTTTTTATTTATGGGGAAGCAAGACCAAATGATATTGTAGAAGAGCCAGAAGAGCCACGGCGTGGCAGGGTGTCTTTGCATACAGACGGACAAGAGAGATGTCTTGAGTATATATGGTCTAGATATAGCGATGTAGAAGAAGAGACAATTGCGTTTACACTTGCCCTAGAGATGCCAAAGAATGGTGCATCATTTTTGTTATGGGATCAAGAAGACTTCGGATTTTATTCAAGCTCTGAGTCTTCAAAGCTTTATAAAGAATATGATTATAATGAAAACCCATACAATGAAAAAGTTTTTAATGAAAGCATTTTAAATAAAATACCAGAGGTGATTGATCATATCCCAGGCAACATGTTAATTCAAAGCGGAGAGCAGTGGCACTCAGTTGGGTTTTCAACAGCGCCGTTTAGTACCGATAGAAGAATTACTTTACAAGGATTCGGTGTAAAGTGCGATGGAATCTGGAGGCTATTCTTCTAATGACTATGTTTTTATTAGGTTTAATGATAGGTTTTATTACTGGATACCCACTAGGGCTATTCATAGATTACTGGGACAAGAGGATTAAAAATGACAGAGGATAAGAATACCCTACAGCTTATTAGTGATATTACGGAGTTCAATGACCTTCATGAGTATATGAAGGACGAGCATCTTGATAAAGCTCTTGCAATTGTTGTAAAAATCCTAATGAATCCAGAAGTTCCATCTGCAAAAGCTCCAGTTTTAATTATGGAACTTCAAGCAATGTCGACAAAATTTGGAGTCATGGCTTCTGTATATTCTACTATTGCAAAAGATAAAGCTGGCACAGTAAATAACAATAAGAAGAACGTATATTATTCAGTAAAGGAGTCTATAGACAAACTTGTAGATGCACTTAAGTATGTGGTTAGGTATAACTAATGATTCAAAAAAGAATTATGCTGGTGTTTATTTTTATTGGTTCAGCAATAGGATTGTTTGTTTTAAATTCTAATCAACCAGAGTGCATTAACCTATACGTAGACTACGGAAATAATTCTACAGTAGAAAAGAAATGCGTCGGTGCCAGTGGTAAAGTTAATTCTTTAGATCTATTAAAGACAAATGGGTATAATATAGAGGGAACAGTAAAGTATGGAAATGCTGTTGTCTGCAGAGTAAATAATTTTCCCAACAACAGTGTTGAAAAATGCCAAGACATGCCACCAGAAAATGCATATTGGGCCGTGTTAGTAAAAAAGAATCAGGCCTTGCCATTTCCAAGAAATGAATGGGGCTGGGCACAAAAGGGAATTAATGAAACTTTTGTCGAACCAGGAGACCACCTTGGC